TTCAAAACAATTAGTTGCAAACAACAACAACCACTTCGAACAGCGCTTAGCCGCTTAGTAGGGAGGCCGATTAGAGCCTTCTATCCAATCTAATCAAAACAACAGACAAGTTGTAAAAATTAAAAAACTCAGTGCAACAGGATGGTAAGCATTGTTTTATAACCATCTATCTTTGTCAGTTTGTGATAGAAACTGAATAAGCTTGTGAATGACTACAATTGGAATTATTTTGGACGCGGGTTCGACTCCCGCCATCTCCACCACCTATCTACTATGTGAGCATTGAAGACGATAAGAAAGAATTAAGTGAATTTCAGAAGTCTTTAAAGTACAAAATTGTAAAAGTTGGTGATATAGTAGAAGAAGTACATTGGATATCAACAGATCCTGACGATCTACTTACTGGGACAGTTATTGCGGTCGAAAAAGCAATTTATAATAAAGTGCAATGGTTTAGTTTTTCAGATGATCAGATTACTATTAAGTGGTTTAAAACAGGTCAAGTTGAAAAATTGCCTTCATGTTATATAAAAATTATTTCTAATATCCCAAGTAACTAATACATAATATTAGTAGGAGACTATTTTTGTAGTATTATGGTAAGATGAAAATAAAAGTGGCGTTTTATAAAGGCGGCGAGGGCTGGCAACATAAAATTATTCGGTGGTGGACTAAAAGCATATACAGTCACGCCGAATTAGTAATGCCCGATAATTTTACTTGGATATCTATAAGTCCTTTTTTAGAATCAAAAGTTTCTAAAAGATTAAAAACAGATTTTGATTTAGAAAAATGGGATTTTATAACAATTGATATTACTGAAGAGCAGCATTCTTCAATAATGGAATTTTATGAAAATACCAAAGATAATGTCTATGATTGGTGGGGAATGATATTATCGCAATTAACACCGTTTAAAGTAAAATCAAAAAATAAATGGTATTGCAGTGAATGGATTACTAATGCTCTTGTATTATGTGGAGTGCTTAATTGGAATTCTGTGCATATATATGACAAGATTGATATGAGACCAAGTGATCTCTATGAAATTGTTAGTGAGCATAATTTAAATGAAATATAGAGTTGATGATTGGGTAATTTATAGACCTTTTGCAAATTCTGAATCAGAGCTATTGAGAGAGATGTCCTCTCGTGCGCTTATACTTGATTTATTAGAAGACGATTATTTCTATGATTACAAAATATATGTTGAAGACACCAAAAAAATAAAAAAAGTTCGCGAACATAAACTTTTTCCTCTGCCACCCCCTACCTACTAATAGGGAAGGCACTTATATGATCAAAAAACTGCTTATGGCGGTAGGTCTAATAGTTGGTTGTCAACAGCCAGATTATGCTGTTGTAACTGGCGAAAAAGGTGAAACAGTATACGTAGAAGTTCCAGGCGAAACTGAGTATGTTGAAGTAGAAGTAGAAGTTCCTGTATATGTTGAAGTAGAAGTACCAGTTAACGAAGGTGAAATCTGGATTGATTCTTTTACACAACCAATGTCAATTGACGGCATTGATATTCTTTGGGTTATTGATCGTTCTGGCTCAATGGGTATGTATAACACTGAATTACTAAATGGTATACAAGCAATGTTGGCAGCACTACCAGTTTCTGATTGGAGATTGGTAATGATAAGTGCGGATCCGACAAGATCTATCACAAGTACAGAATTTCCTTTAGTTCCTGGTGATACAGTTGCAGATGCTGAAAATATGCTTAATACTCTTACAACAGCTCCTTGGGAAGAAGGTTTTAATGCAACATACGATTACATTGTAAACAATCCTTATGCTTCTACTTGGTTACGACCAGAAGCTGGCTTATTAGTAGTATTTGTATCGGATGAAGAAGAACAAAGTGAGCCAGAATATCCTGCCGCAATGGATTTTGTAAATTGGTATCAAACACAAAGAATGGGTTCAGTATTTTTAGCCAGTATTGTAAATCAAGAGGCTTCAGAATCACTGTGTGATAGACCTCCAAGTGTTATAAATGTAGGTCATCGATATATGGAAGCAACAAATGCACTTGGTGGAACAATTGTAGATATTTGTGATGAAGATTGGGCGCCAGGTGTTACCGACGCTACTCACTCTATTGAACCTTATGAAAAATTAAACTTAACACATTTACCAAATGATGCAAATTCAATTAGAGTGTTTATTGATGGTTCATTAAACAATGATTGGTATTATTCAATAACTGACAACGCTGTGTACTTCACTGTTATTCCATCTGCAGGTGACTTAGTGGAAGTAGGATATTTATACACACCAGAACCTGAAGATACTGGAAATTAACTTGACACATAATAAAAACGTGTTATAATAGTTAATGGAGGTTATATTATGGTAGTGCACAATAAAATGTTTGATGATAGTGCGGAAAATGAAAGACCAACAGTAATGGTTTCTGGAGGATTTGATCCAGTGCATGCTGGGCACATAAGAATGATACGGCACGCTGCAAAATTTGGAGATGTTATTGTAGTTGCAAATTCAGATGATTGGTTGTGGCGTAAAAAAGGTTTTGTATTTATGGAATACGAACGTCGCATAGAAATTTTAAATGCAATTAAAGGTGTTGTTTTAGTAGACTCTGTAGATGATTCAGATGGTACAGTTTGTGAAGCTATACGACGGTTAAAACCAACTTATTTTGCTAATGGTGGAGATCGTGGTCGCTCTAATACTCCTGAACAATCTGTGTGTGAAGAGTTGGGAATTGAACTTTTATGGGGTATTGGCGGTGAAGAAAAATTAGATAGTTCATCTGAGCTTGCTAAAAAAGTTAGAGATTTTAAGATGCCGCCTTTGAGAACACCAGCAAAAGTATCAGAAAGATAATACTTGACAAAGTTATTTAGTCTAGTTAAAATATATGGAGATGATGGCTTTAAAGTTAGATGCGTCTTACAGACCTATTGAAGTTATTGATGCTATAGAAGCATTAGTAATGTGCATTATTGGTAAAGCAACCCCAGTTGAGACCTACGAAACTAAAATTAATTCACCTTCAAAAACTTTTGACTTGCCTGCGGTAATAGTTTTAAAATCAATTGTAAAATTTAGATTTACCACTGTTGCATGTAATAGAACTAACATTGTGTGGAGAGATAATAATCAATGCCAATATTGCGCAAATTATTTTCCAACAGACAAACTTACAATGGATCACGTCTTACCAAAATCAAGAGGTGGAAAAAATACTTGGGAAAACTTAGTTACTGCTTGTATGAAATGTAATCAAAAAAAAGGTTCAAGAACGCCCAAAGAGTCTGGTATGATTCCACTAAAAAAACCAGTAAGACCAAAAGCAAATATTTTGAGAACAGTTAGTAAAAGTCAAATTAGTGAACTTTGGAAAAATTACTTATGGTAGATTTAATAATGAAAAATGATATGCACTGTTATCTGTCAGAGGTCGGACACAATAATTTTTATTATCCCACAAAGAAAAAGGCAATTTTGAAAACAAATAGTAAATTACAAGTTTTACCTTGGCTTTGTTCAAATAAAAATTTATTTGCTGTAAAAGTAAAAAATAAAGACATTTTATTCTTGACAATTACTGATAAAACTATTAACATGAATAATAACAATTATTCAATTGTTTGGATTAATAAAAAAGTAATGCCTCTTAGCTCAGCTGGTTAGAGCAGCTGACTGTTAATCAGCGGGTCCGCGGTTCGAGTCCGCGAGGGGCAGCCATCTTAATATAGGAGAAAATATGTCTGTTTTAAAAAGACTACAAACACTAAACTTGCAACCCGATTCAATGATTCAATTAAGGTATGAAGAAGGTACCGATGTGTTTCATTTTAATGAAACCGAAATTGAAACAGCACTTTCTGAAACTTCAGTTGTTTCTGAATTTGCATCTTTGATTGCTCAATCAGGATTAGATGTTCGCACTCGATGGCAAGGCAACGTTCTTGAACATCTTCGAAGTGAAGATTATCTTAATGATTATGAGCGCGGCTCTTTTGAATTTGAAGACTATCTTGCTGACACTATCACAGAAAATTTTTATGATGTAGAATTAATTGAATACTCAACTGAAAAATACGATCATAAGAGAGGCTTTACAACGTTGACTGCAGAAGTTGAAATTCCTTATGCTAACTTTATGAAAGTTTGCCCTTTTGTAAACGGATGGAGTATTTCTGTAGAGACTAACAATGGAACTCTTACATTTGATGCATAATTAGTCTATTTACAGCAGGAGGTTTTAATATGGAAAAATGTGAATGCTGCGGCTGCACTGCACCATGTAATTGTGAATGCTGTTGTAAATAAAATGCGCTGTTCTGCTCGCTTTATAAGCAGGACGTGGCTGCCGATCGTCACGTAGGCAGAGGTTTTCGGTTATCCTAATTCTAGACAAAAACCGATTTTTGGGGGGTGGCGGAATTGGCAAACGCACCCGACTGTTTCTCGGGCGGTGAAAAAGCGAAAAGCTCACCTTGTAGGTTCGAATCCTACCCCTCCAGCCTATCTACTATATGGATGTAGGTGATTTAGTATTACAGGCTTTAATGTCAGTGTTAATAGGTATGATGGTTTACCTTTGGTTTTTATCTTGTCTTATACCACATGGGCAATCAATTTTTGAAATTCAACAAAAGCTTGAAAATGCAACAGAAAAAATAACGCCGCCTTAGCTCAGTTGGTAGAGCAACGGTTTTGTAAACCGTAGGTCATCAGTTCAAGTCTGATAGGCGGCTCCATTTACAATGAAAAAATCAAAATATAAAGTTGGTGATGTAGTTTTAGTTAAAGCACGTGCTGGTACTGCTATTCCAGACGTTCATGTAAAATTACTTAAAAAACATATTGTCAAAGAAAGAAAAGGCCACCGAATAGACTGGCCAGGATACATTGGTTGGGATGCTAAACTAATTTACAAAAAAGAAATACTATTACTAAAAAAAAATTTTAGAATACCTTATGAATATCCAAATAATGTCGAAACTTTTGTTTATGACGAGGATATAATACGCAAATCAAACTAGTTACAATGCATTAGTGATATACTATGGCTAAAAAAAATTACGTATTAGATACAAGTGTTTGTTTAACTGATGCTGACGCATTGTTTAAATTCGATAACCATGATATTTTTCTACCATTAAAAGTTTTAGAAGAAATTGACGGTCATAAAAAAAGACAAGATTCAGTAGGAACTAACGCTAGAAAAATTATTAGAACTCTCGATGAATTTAGGAATAAAGGATCGCTTGAGAAGGGCTTAAGAATAAATAAAGGTAAAGGAATCCTTAAAGTTGTATCGTTTACAGATCTTAAAGAAGTAATATTCCCAGCAGATTTAGATTTACGGCATCCTGATCATATTATAATTGCTACTGCAAAAAGTATTCAAGCTGCTCAAAGCACTCGAAAAACAATTGTGGTATCACGCGATATTAATATGAGAGTTATATGTGATTCTATAGGAATTGCAGCAGAAGATTACATTTCTGAAAAAGCTGTAATGTCATCAGAAGAATTATATAATGGTTTTGTCGTAGTAAACTTTGATGATGAAGTAATAGATAGATTTTATGCTGGTGAGGATATTTATCCTTATAATTTTACTGAAGAAATGGGAAAAGACTTGCATCCTAATCAATACATTATGATGGTTAGTAATGCTAATGATAAAAAATCAGCCTTAGCACGCTTTAAAGCGCCCCACGAACCTTTAAAAAAGATAATCTATAAAACGTTACCTGATTGGAAAATCGAATCAAGAAACAAAGAGCAGGCCTTTGCAATCGATATGCTTATGGATCCTAATATAAAAATTGTTTCTCTCGTTGGGCGCGCTGGTTCTGGTAAAACGTTATTAGCTATTGCAGCTGGATTACAACAAACAATTGGGCTGCGTTCAGACGAAAACCATTATTCACGCTTGATTGTTTCCAGGCCTGTCCAACCACTTGGCAAAGATATAGGGTTTTTACCAGGCACAATGGAAGAAAAAATGTTACCATGGTTGATGCCTATTCAGGACAACTTAAAATTTTTAATGGGTGATAGAACATCATTAGAGATGTACATAGATAAAGGTAAAATTGAAATTGAAGCCTTAACATACATTCGTGGTCGTTCAATTTCTAACGCTTTTATTGTAATTGATGAAGCACAAAATTTAACAAAACATGAAATTAAAACTATAATTACTCGTATCGGAGAAGGAACTAAAATTATTCTTACTGGTGATGTGGAGCAGATTGATAATGTATATGTTAATGAGACTTCAAACGGCTTAGCACACGCAGTAGAAAATTTTAAAGAGCATCATATTTCTGGACACATGACATTTAAAAAAGGCGAGAGATCTGAACTTGCAACATTAGCGTCTAAAGTTCTTTAGTTTACAAAATATTTATTTAATGTTATATTAATAAAAGGAGCAATTAATATGAGTGAAAAAAAAGTTATTACTGAGTCTGAAGCTGTTACAAATCCAATTTTAGCAATGACTGCTGAAAAGGGTGAATCAGAACTTAAAGATTTTTTAATTAATTATACAGGTACAAAGTTAGACAAAGAAGAAGTAACAGTTCAAATGATTGCTGATGTTTTAGCTGCAGATTTTCCTGAGTTTGCATTTTCATTCGCAGAAGAAAACTATATTAGAGGTTACCAATTAGGATTAGATGATGCACTTAGAAGTATTCAAGCAGAAACAGAAGAATAATATACCGACAGATTTTTACACATCTTCTGGATTACACGTTTATTTTAAGGATCAGCTGTTAAATGATGACGTTGATGTTGAAAAGGTAATATCAAAAGTTGAATCAATAGTGCCCCAACATTTACGTTCTGATGTAGAAATGATTATTATTGGTCATTTTAAAGAATTTGAAGAAAATCATTTTAATGCCTTTTATAAAGATGGTATGGTTCATGTTACAAACGATCAACAAGACAATTATGATATGATTGAGGATATTGTTCATGAAATGGCACATTCAACTGAAGTGCCTCATGGATACCACATATACGGTGATGGAAAAATAAAAGAAGAATTTTTAAGAAAAAGATTTGTTTTACATGATATATTATGGCAACACGGCCACCAAGCACCGAGAGCATTTTTTAGTAATACAGAATACGATGAAGAATTTGATGATTTTTTGCTAAAACAAGTTGGTTATGACAAACTTCAAGGATATGCCGCAGGGGTATTTTTAACTACATACGCTCCAACATCACTTAGAGAATACTACGCTACAGGCTTTGTTGAATTTTTTCTAAATCCCGATGGGCACAATTACATGAAAAAAGTAAGCCCACAACTTTATAAAAAAATATTTGAATTGTATTCAGAAGAAAACCTTGACGTATAATAATAAACAGGTTATAATATATAATCTGGAGGAATTATGCCACATATCTCTTACTCTGAGTTAAAAGATTGGAAGTTTTGCGCGCACTATCATAAGTTAACACGTGTCGATGGAATTGATGGGTTTACTGGCAACCAATATACTGCTTTTGGATCAGCGATTCACTCCGTTTGCGAGAAAAAACTTCTTAATGAAGAGTTAGATAAAGATTTTTTTACGGAAGAGCTAAAAAAGAACATTTCTGAATTGGACGATCCAGTTGACAATAAAATTGTTGATCAAATGTTGGCTCAAGGAAACAAAATTATACCTGAAATAGATGATGCGCTAAATGATTATTTTAAAGAGTACGAAGTTTTAGCCGTTGAAATGCCCTTATACGAACCAATTGATAATGAAGAATATCAGTTTAAGGGCTATATAGATGCTGTGGTTGCTACACCCGATGGTAAAGTACACATTTTTGATTGGAAAACTTGTTCATGGGGCTGGGATTCACGCAAAAAAAGTGACAAAATGGTGACATATCAACTTACACTATATAAACATTTCTTTTGTCAAAAAATGAATATTGACCCGAAAGACGTTGAAACTCACTTTGCACTACTTAAACGTACGGCTAAAAAAAATCACGTAGAATTTTTTAGAGTAACAAGCGGCCCAAAAAAAACCGAAAATGCTCTCAAGCTTTTAAACACAGCACTATACAATATTAAAAATAAACGATATATTAAAAACAAATTATCTTGTACCTCTGGGTATGGCTGTAAATTTTATAATACCGAACATTGTTCGTGAGGATTTAATGACAAAAAAGAAAATTTTGGTCTTATCAGACCACCCACTTTCTCCCTCGGGAGTTGGAACTCAAACAAAATACATGATCGAGGCACTTTTAAAAACTGGTAGATATCAATTTATTTGCTTAGGCGGTGCTATGAAACATCATAATTATGATCCTGTAAAAGTAGAACCATGGGCAGATGATTGGATAATTCATCCAGTTGATGGCTATGGTAATGATGCTATAGTACGCTCAGTTCTCGCAAAAGAAAAACCAGATCTCCTATGGTTTATGACCGATCCAAGATTCTATGGCTGGCTTTGGGAAATTGAAAATGAAGTTCGTCCTAATGTGCCAATGGTTTACTATCATGTGTGGGATAACTTTCCTGCGCCAACGTTTAATAAACCATATTATGAATCAACTGATGAAGTTGTATGTATTTCAAAAGTCACTCATAAAATACTACAAGAGATAGCACCAGATACATCTTCGTGCTACTTACCTCATGCAGTAAATGGTGAAATATTTAAAAATTTAAAAAATTCAGAAAACAAACAAAAAGTTATTGATTTACGTTCACAAATATTAGATTCATCTAAAGAAGAATGTAAAAATCCAAATAAAAAAATCTTTTTTTGGAACAATAGAAATGCAAGAAGAAAACAATCTGGTACACTAATTTGGTGGTTTAAAGAATGGCTTGATGAAGTGGGCCACGATGCAGCTACATTATTGATGCATACTGATCCTCGTGACCAGCATGGACAAGATTTGCCATATATTATTGAAACTTTAGGAGTAGATAAAGGTCAAGTGTTAATTTCATCTAACAAAGTGTCACCTGAACAGTTAGCATTATTCTACAATGCTGCCGACTACACTATCAATATTTCAGATGCAGAAGGCTTTGGGTTGGCAACGCTTGAATCTTTATCATGTGGAACCCCAATTATTGTTAATATGACAGGTGGACTACAGGAACAAGTTACTAATGGTAAACAATGGTTTGGTTGGGGCATTCAACCAGCCAGTAAATCTGTTATTGGCTCGTTACAGGTTCCTTATATCTATGAGGACAGAATTAGTCAAAATGATTTTAATAAAGTATTAACTAAAGCTTTGAAGTGTAGTAAAAAACAGTATGAAAATATGTCTAAATCTGGAGCTGAACATGTGAGAACCAACTATAATTTTGAAGATTACGAACAGGCCTGGGTAGACAAAATAGATCAGACAATAGAAAAATACGGGTCTTGGGAAGAAAGAACTGATTATAAACGTTGGCAATTAATGGAGATCAAATGAGTAATAAAAGAAAAGTAATTTTAAAAGGCCCTTTGTTAACACAATCAGGATACGGAGAACAAGCAAGATATGCATTGCGTTCTTTGAGAACTAGAGAAGATCTCTATGATATATATATAATGCCTATAACATGGGGCGTGACTTCTTGGTCTCGCGAGCACGATGAAGAAAGAAAATGGATTGATGAAAGAATTGAAGCAACTATTGCATATGTTCAACAAGGTGGTCAATTTGATATGTCGCTACAAGTAACTATTCCTTTGGAATTTGAGCCTATGGCCCCAATTAATGTAGGATATACTGCAGGTATTGAAACTAGTAAAATGGCGCCCGAATGGATTGAAAAAATTAATTCCATGGATCGCGTAATGACTATTTCTTCACATTCTCAACGTGTGATGGAAAACAGCGAGTATAGAGCAGCTAGACAGACTAACGGTGTTCAAGGCGAAGAGTTTGTGCACAAAGTCGGCCAAGGTATTATAAAATATATTAATTATCCAGTTAAAACCTTTAATGAATTGCCAAATATACAATTAGATTTAGAAACTAGTTTTAATTTTATTTGCACCAATCAATGGTCAACAAGAAAAAATATCCATTCTACAATTAAGTGGTTCATTGAAGAATTTAAAGATGACAAAAATGTTGGACTTGTCGTAAAGACTAACGTATCAAAAAACTGTTTATTAGATAGAAGAGTAGCACAAGCTAGAGTAAAAGAAATAGTTGATTCTTTTGATGATGTAAAATGTAAAATTTATTTATTACATGGCGATATGACCGATAAAGAAATGCATGCTCTGTACAAGCATGAAAAAATTCATTGTTTTGTAACTACAACATATGGAGAAGGGTTTGGACTTACCATGTTTGAGGCAGCATATAGTGGTTTACCTGTGATTGCAACAGCTTGGTCTGGCCAGCTTGATTTTCTTGTTGATGAAAATGGTAAAAATAAATTTTACCCCATATCATTTGATATGAGACAAGTCCCAGAAGATTCAGTTTGGCAAGGGGTAATCACTGCTGACAGTATGTGGGCTGTGCCACGAGAGCATTCTGCTAAAAAAATGATGAGAGAGGTTTATGAAAACTACGAAAACAGAATTTTAGTAGATGGAATTACCGAAAGGTTTGCTTCTGAAAAAATGCATGCAGAATTTGTACAAATTTTTGATGAGGCGTGGACAAGTTGGCAACATAATAATGCATGCCCTATAGAAGACGTTGACGAATGGTTAAACGAACTTTCTGATGAATTTATTATAAATGAATAACGTATTGTATATAGCTGATCTGTTAGACGTTGACATAATAGGTGGCGGTGAATTAAATGATGCTGAATTGTGCAATCAATTATTTAAAAAAAAATATACTATAAATAAAAAAAGATCTCACACTGTAACAATTTATGATTGCAAAAAAAATGATTTTATTATAATTTCTAATTTTGTAAACTTAAATTATAACGTGCTTGAGTACATAACACAAAATTGCAAATATATTATTTATGAACACGACCACAAGTATCTTAAAAACAGAAACCCAGCAGCCTATAAAAATTTTAAAGCCCCTGAGCATCATATAGTTCACAAAGAATTTTATAAAAAAGCAAAATCTGTATTTTGTCAAAGTTCGTTTCACAAAAACATAATCGAAAAAAATTTAAGCATTAATAATGTTTATAATGTTTCTGGTAATTTGTGGTCTGATGAATCTTTAGATATTATTTCAAAACTTGCAGCTGATAGTACAATTAAAAAAGATAAAATATCGATTTTAAATTCAACCACTTGGCACAAAAATACAAAAGAATGTGTTTTTTATTGTGAGAAAAAAAAATTAGAATATGAATTAATATCATCAAATGTTTACACTGATTTTTTAAGCCAATTAAGTAAAAACAAAAAATTTATGTTTTTACCAAAAACGCCTGAAACATTATCTAGAGTTGTTGTTGAAGCACGCATGCTTAATGTAAGCACCATAACAAACAAAAATGTAGGGGCATGTCATGAAAAATGGATATCACTACAAGGAAATGAGTTGATTGATTATATGAAAAAAAACAAAGAAAAAACAATTAAAAAAATTGTGGAGCTAATAAATGAACAATAAGTTTGTGGTTGTTATGCCTTTTTATAATGCCTCTAAATGGGTAGATAAAAGTATTAAAAGTGTAATGCTTCAAGACTATAATAATTTTACTTGCGTGGTAGCAGATGACGCCTCAACTGATAATTCGTATGAAATATGTAATAAACTAGTAGGCAATGACGATAGATTTACTATAGTTAAAAACGCTAAAAATTTAGGACCATTAGGAAATGCATATGAAGCAGCTACAATTCATAACAATGATTTAGATAAAAATACTATTATAGTTATATTAGATGGGGATGATTTCTTTTATAGCAAAAAAACTCTTTCAATTCTTAATGACCACTATAATAAATTTGATTGTTGGATGACATACGGTAGCTACATTAATTTATCCAACAAACAAGTAGGTAAATTTTCAAGCCCTGTTCCACCTGAAGTTATTGAAAATAATCTTTACAGAGACTACAAATGGTGCACTTCGCACTTACGAAGTTATAAAATGGGATTGTTGCAAAAAATCAATAAAGATGATATAATAATAGATGATGGCAGTTACTTTAAGGCTGCAGGTGATTTAGGTTTAATGTATCCGCTTTTGGAAATGAGTCGAGAAAAAGCTCATTTTGTTAAAGACATATTGTACATTTGGAATGATTTAAATGAATTAAATGAACATAAAGATAAAAGAGATTTACAATTAAAATATGAAAGACATATTCGCTCTTTAAAAAGATATGATCGACTGGAGAAATTATAATGATTATAGAAGAAAATAAGCTTTACCTTATCACAGGTGCCAGTGGGTTTTTGGGAGAACAGTTAACTGCAAAAATTCTAGACCAAGGTGGTCGAGTCCGTGCATTTTGTAGAAATGAAGGAAAGTTAATTACTTTAAAACAAAAACATCCAAGTATAGAAATTTATACTGGCGATGTTTGTGATGCATTTGAAATTAAACAAGCAATGCAAAATGTTAATGCTGTCTTTCATTTAGCAGCATCAAAACATGTGGGTTTAGCTGAAACCTTTACACGTGAGTGTACTAAAACAAACGTTATTGGAAGCTTAAATATATTAGAAGAATCTTTGATAAACGAATTAGATTTTGTAATTGGTATTAGCACTGATAAAGCCGCGCAAGTAAGTGGGGTTTATGGGGCAACCAAGTTATTAATGGAGCGACTATTTCTTCAATATGAAAAATTAAAACCTGATACAAAATATAGAATTGTAAGATATGGAAATGTTTTATATTCAACTGGCTCTGTATTGTGTAAATGGAAAGAGCTTTTGCTTGAAGGAAAGCAAATTATTATTACAGATGCAGATGCTACAAGATTTTTTTGGACTCGTGATCAAGCGGTAGAGCTTATCTTTTCTTGTTTGCAAGAAGCAGATAGTTGTCAACCTTGGGTTCCTGAGATGAAATCTATGAAGATGGGAGATCTTTTACAGGCAATGGCTAAAAAATATTTACCAAAAAATAAAACATTGAATGTTAAGCATATTGGGCTACAACCAGGAGAAAACTTACATGAAAAAATTCTTGAAGAAGGGCCCGCATCTAATGAAGTTGAAAATTTTTCTATTGAAGAAATAATGGAGGTTATTTAAAATGAAAATAGCAGGACTTTGCTCGGGCCACGACTGCTCGTTTGCAATACTTGATAATGGTGTACCAACTATTCATGCAGAACTTGAAAGATATCTGAGAGTCAAAGAGCCTTTAGGCGACTCACTAGAGTTTTTATTTGATACGTATGCTGAATATAACGAAATTAAACATTTTACACATTGTGTTGATAATTGGAACGGTGGGATCAGAAATAGGTATCCTGAAACTTACAATAAAATGCAAAGTATTGTAAAACAAAATTCAGGAATTTTTTATGAACCAGGACACCATGAATCTCATGCTGCAAATGCATTCTTTTCTAGTAATTTTGATGAAGCACTTATCGTAACTATTGATGGTGGTGGTAGAGATTATGATAAAAATGGTAATGTTGTAATCACCACTTTCACTATTTGGAAAGGTGAGGGTAACAAAATTAAACCAATAATGATTATTCCTATAGAAAAATTAAATCTGGGTGTTATGTGGCAACTGTGCACAACAAACATATTTGGACTATCAGGAGGGTACCCAAAAGGAAACCAAGCAGGCTCTGTAATGGCTATGGCTGTTATGGGAGATCCATCTGAGCATTATGAATATTTCAAAACGTACGGGGGTAACATACAGCACACAAATTTTGATTTTGCTAGACTTCAAAAATTAGCCAGCGAGTCAGAAGAACAAAGGTTTAATATTGCCGCGGCTATGCAAAAAGTAACTGAAGATATTGTACGCTCAATTATATTAAAGTATGCTAAGCAATATCCATCAAAAAATCTTTGTTTAGCGGGCGGTGTGGTATTAAATTCAGTGATGTCAGGTAAAATGTTTGATTGGTTTAAAGACATATACGAAGATATTTACATGTGTCCAGTGCCATATGATGCTGGTTTAGCAATTGGTTCTGCTCAGTGGGTATGGCATCAAGAGTTGGATAATCCTAGAATAACATGGGACAAAAACGCATCTCCATATCTTGGAGAATTATACGACCGTCAAGCAATTTTATCAGCCATAGAAAATTTTAATGATAAAGTAACTGCACATGATACTGATGATACAGGTGTTTTAGTTAAATTAAATGATCAAAAAATTGTTTCTGTATTTTCTGGAGGCTCTGAATCTGGCCGTAGGGCGCTTGGCAATAGAAGTATTTTAGCTGATCCAAGGTCTCCGCTAATGAAAGATCTTATAAATGAAAAAGTTAAACATCGCCAGTGGTATAGGCCCTTTGCTCCAGCTATTTTAAGAGAAGACGTAACTAATTGGTTTGTTAGAGATATTGAAAGTCCGTACATGGGATTTGTAATTAAGTTCAAACCCGAAGTAATTGACAAAGTTCCTGCTGTCGTACATCATGATGGTTCAGGTCGCTTGCAAACAGTTAGAGAAACAGACAATAAATGGTTTCACGGTTTTCTTAAACAGTGGAAAGACATGACACAAGTGCCAATTTTGTTAAATACTAGCTTTAATGATAGAGAACCAATTGTTGAAACACCTGAAGATGCGATTAAGTGCTTTTTAAAAACAGATATAGATTATTTGTACTTTTGTGATGAAGGTATATTGCTAGAAAAAAATGAATAATATGAGCACTTCTACTAAAATTCCAACAATTTTTATTCCAATATGTGATAAAAACTTGTGGATACTAAAAATTTATTTTCACTTATTTAAAAAATTCTGGGGCTCAGAACAAAAAGTAGTCATCCTTGGTTTTATGCACCCAGAGTTTGAACTGCCAGAAAATTTCACATTTGTGTCTTTGGCAGAAAAACAAGAAGGTGGTGCTAAAAAATGGACAAGATATCTTTACAATTATTTTAAAACTATTGAAGATGAATATGTGATTTTTTCATTAGAGGATTTTTTTCCAACACAAAAACCAAATTTACAAACCTTAAACATGTTGTTTGAATTTACAAAAACACACAATGTTGGAAGATGCGATATAACTTGGGATTCTTATATAAATATTTTTGACAGAAACAATACAGCTGCAAAAAACAGAAGTTATAAAGTTTTAAAGAAAAGCAACGACTTTGTGCTTTTGCAAATACCAGAAAACGCTCCCTATAGAATTTCTACTCAGCCATCAATATGGGAAAAAGAGTATTTATTAGAGTTTTTAAACAATGATTGGAGCCCTTGGGATTTTGAAGTGCAAGGCACTGTAAAGTCTGCACAATTAGATAAAAGAATTATTGCTATTGCAGATCCAAGTTATCTTAATTTTCCTACTAAATGGGTACATAAGGGCGCAATATCAAGATACCATGAAGATAAAATTAATATACTTGGCTTAGATGTTATAACAATTAAAGAGTTAATAGATAATAAGCTTGTTGACAAAAATAAATTACAATGGGGTCAATGGAATGGCCCTGTACCTTTATTTGATGAGCTAGGTGGATTTGATTTTCATCCAAGCAAAATGCCAGAACACGAAGCTTCCCCAACAAATTGGAATGAATATAATCATATTTACAAAACCGACAAAGAGATAGTCAATCTGTTTGATAATACGTTTTCACACACAAAACAATTGTGGGGATATATAACAGCCACTGGTGTTGATATGTGGGGTAAACCTCAAAAAGTTGAATTTATTCAAAACAAAATGAACTATAACGGTGTAACATTTTTTGTTGATGATTATGCTGCCAACATTAATCTTGTTAGAGCAGTTAACAGTAAATATAAAGTAGCATGGTTGCTCGAACCTAAAGAATTAAAACCAAATCCATATAGAGCAGCTTATGAACATGCTTCTGAATTTGATTTAGTTGTAACTCACGATAAAGAATTGATAAATAAATATTCAAATTGTATGCATATTCAACAAGCAGAATGTCGAGTAGCTCACGAAGATTGGGGTATTCACAAAAAAACTAAATTAGTGTCTTTGATAGCAGCCAACAAAAAAATGATGGAAGGCCATAGATTTAGGTTTACTGTTGCCGAAAAACTACATTCAAAATATAAATTTGATTTATTTGGTGGTGCTTTCAATAATAGATTTGAAAATAAAACAGATGCGTTAAAAGATTATTATTTTTCTATTACAATACACAATACAATACAAGATAACTTTTTTACTGATGGCATAGTTGATTGTTTTGCACTTGGCACAATACCTATTTTCAGAGGCTGCCCAAACATTGGTGATTTTTTTGACAAAGACGGTATAATTTGTTTTAACACCATAGAAGAATTAGATAATATATTATCTAACTTGACTGATAAAGATTATTATGATAGAATAAACGCTGTTAAAAACAATTATGAAATTGCCAAAAGATTCAAACAAACTAATGAGGATCAAATTATGGACAGTGTAATGAATTTCTTAAATAATTTGGAGAAATAATGAGTAATATTAAAATTAGTGTATTATGTCCTACTAGAAAAAGAATGCAACTTATGAGAAGAGTAGCAGAAAGATGTTTTGAAACATGTGCCGAGCCAGAACACATAGAACTTATATATGGTATCGATGACGACGATACCGAATCAATTGAGATGGCTAAAAAATTACAACAAGAGTTTTCAACTTATAATATCGAATACACTGTCTGGCCAAGAAAAAAGTTTATTTTTTCTGATTTAATTAATCAGTGCTCAAAACCTGCTAAGGGTGAAATATTTAACATTATGTCTGACGACGCAGTGCATAATTCAAAAGATTGGGACAAGATAGTTTTAGAGATATTTAATGAAACTTATCCAGACAAAATTATTTTATTGCAAACATCTGGCGGAGCAAACCAAAGTACAGGATTTCCATTTGTTCACAAAAACTGGAGAACTGCAGCAGGCTATCTATTAGCGCCAATTTTTAATGGTGATTGGGGCGATTATTGGCTTACTGATGTTATGAAAGGCTTAATGCATCGTGGTCATGGTAACAGATTTATTTTTACTGAAAAAATACAAATCAAACACTTGCACGCTGAATGGGGCCAAATGGACAAAGATGAAACATATTATGAGCATTTAAAAGAAAGAGAACAACAAGAAGCTTTACCAAGAGATGAACATCCATATCACGGCACTAAAGGAAAAGCAATGAAAGAACTAGAAATTAATAACCTAAGTGACTTTATTAACAACTTTAATAATCAGGAAAAAATTTAAATGAACGAAAAAAGAAAATATTTACCAACTCTCTCTGAGTTAATTGATAGACTATCAATTGTTCAACTAAAAGAAGTGTTTATTACTGAACACAAAGATGAATATGGTAGTGAAATTTCTGATATTTTACACGATATTGATTTGACACTTAAAGAAGAAAATGTTATATTAGATAGTGATACTGTTAGAGCAATTATTGTATTAGCTCAAATGAACTTACACATATGGCATAATGAATCAAATTATCGCAAAGGCATTAAGGACGGCAATAATCTTGAGTTAACTCATGGTTTGAACGGTATTCGAAATACAGCCAAAAATAAAATTCAAGAAGTTGCTGGCGGTCGCAAAGATTACAAAATTGATTGTTTAGCAGCAGAATTTAAAGATTGGGAAATTAGTTGGAGTAAATAAATGCTTAAAAAAGTATTAGTCTGTGGTGCCACAGGCTTTATGGGTAGAAACATTGTAAAACATTTTAAAAAAACTGATGGCTACGAAGTCCATGGTGTCGGATTAAAACGATGCTTGCCCGATAACGAACTTGATGTTTTTCATTATGTTGATCTTACTAATCGTCAACAAACAGAACAACTGTTCAGTTCTAATAAATTTGATATTGTTATTCAAGCAGCTGCAAACACATCTGGCTCAAAAGATATTTTAGAAAGACCGTACTTGCATGTTACAGATAATGCAATTATGAATTCGATAATATTACAAGCTTGCTATGACCATAGTGTTGAACATTTTTTGTTTTTAAGTTGCGGTGTAATGTATAACCCAGATCGCTCCCCAGTGAAAGAAGAAGATTTCTACTTAGATGAAGGAATATACGATAGGTATTTTGGAGTTGGTTGGACTAAAGTTTATGTAGAAAAAATGTCTAAGTTTTTTGCTGGTTTGGGCCGCACAAAACACACTGTTATTAGGCATAGCAATACGTATGGTCCCTACGATAAATACGATTTAGAAAAATCACACATGTTTGGTGCAACAATTACAAAAGTTATGAACGCAAATGACGGTGAAGAAATTGTTGTATGGGGAGATGGTTCAACAGAAAGAGATCTTTTGTATGTTGACGATGTTGTAGATTTTATATCAGCAGCGGTTGACAAACAAAAAGATATGTATAAATTATACAATGTTGGCTATGGTGATTCATTTTCAGTAAAAGAAATTGTTGAAAAAATTATTCAACATTCTGGAAAAAATATTACTATCACACACGATTTGACTAAACCAAGTATTAATACAAAGTTGGCACTTAATTCTGAAAAAGCACACGCTGAATTAGGTTGGCAACCAAAAACAACCATTGATGATGGCATAAAAAAGACTATCGCGTGGTATAAAAAAAATATAGGATAATAAAATGAATTTATATATTCCCGAAAAATTTAAAACTCAAGAAACTAGAGAGGTTTCCTTAACAGCTCAAGACCTTATAAATTTTGAATTAAGAGTAAAAGAAGAGTATGAGAAAGCTACAATATCGGGACCTGTACATATGTCTAAAGGAAACGAAGAACAACTGATAGAAATTTTTAAATATGTTCACCCAGAAGATTGGGTTTTTTCATCATGGAGAAATCATTATCATTCTTTGTTACATGGTGTACCTGAAGAACATTTATGGGAACTCATTGTAGCTGGTAAAAGCATGAGTGTATATTGTGAAAAACCAAAACTATATACATCTTCAATTGTAGGTGGGGTTATCCCAATTGCGTTAGGTGCTGCTAAAGCACAAAAATTAAAAAACACAGGCCGCAAAGTTTGGGTGTTTGTAGGAGACATGACTGCTGAAACTGGCGGGTTTCATGAAGCTTATAAATACTCTCGGAGACATAATTTGCCGTTAGAATTTGTAATCGAAGATAACGATATGAGCACTAATACTCCGACTAGTGAAACGTGGAATGGTGTTAAAAGTCATTTTCCAAATGATGTTTTTTATTATTCATATGAAAGAGGATACCCTCACCATGGCACAGGCCAATGGATTTTATTTTAGGAGAAAAAATGAAGTACGTAGAACATTTAGTAAAATCTATGGAATTTTTAGCAGAGGACCCGAGAGCAATATTTATCGGCCAATCAGTTGCTTATAGCGGCAACTCTATTTACAATACTCTAAAAACGATTCCTAATGAAAGAAAGATAGAAACCCCAGTGTTTGAAGAAACACAAATGGGCTTATCAATTGGTCTAGCAATGGAAGGATTTGTTCCAGTCACTTGTTATCCACGATTTGATTTTTTGTTACTAGCAGTAAATCAACTTGTAAATCATTTAGATAAAATGGAAGAAATGACTCGTGGAACATTTAAACCGCGTGTTATCGTAAGAACTTCAATTGGTGCTAAAGTTCCTTTAAATGGTGGGGTACAACATACAAAAGATCATACAGAGGCTTTTAGACATCTGTTAGAGAATGTTGAAGTAGTTTTACTTGAAAATAAAGAAGATATTTTTCCTGCTTATAAAAAAGCCTTAGAACGAGAAGACAGCAAATCTACATTATTGGTTGAGTATGGAGAATATTACAATCAATGAATTTAAGTTTTGAACAAATAGAAAAAAAAACTAAAGAACATCGCAAAAAAATTCTTAAAGTTATAAATCATGTTGGGAAAGGACACGTCGGAGGTGCTTTCTCATGTATTGATGTTCTAAGTGTTCTTTACTATAAAAATATTTTAAATATAAGCACTAAAAATATTACTGACCCCAATCGTAACAGATTTATTCTTAGTAAGGGTCATGCTTGTATCGCGCAATATGTAATATTAAATGATTTGGGTTTCTTTAGTGAAGATGAATTGTTTAAAATGAATCAAGGTGGAATACTTGGTGAACACCCTGACACCAATATACCAGGTATTGAGTTTATATCTGGCTCATTAGGACACGGATTAAGTGTCGCTGTTGGGTTTGCATTGGCAGCAAAAATGAATAGGCAAGATTACACAACATATGTAATTTTAGGTGATGGAGAGTGCGGAGAAGGCTCAATATGGGAAGCTATGAGTTTGGCTCCGCGTCTTAAATTATCAAATTTAGTTACAATTATTGACCGAAATAGACTGTGTATTCACGGTAATACCGAGCATATTCATCCACTTGACCCTTTAGACAAAAGATTAAAATCATTTGGTTGGAACGTTATTGATATTGACGGCCATAATTTACAACAAATATCAGACTCTTTAACAGATTTACATTCATCAAAACCAACCGCTATTATAGCAAATACTGTCAAAGGTAAAGGTGTTAGTTTTATGGAAAATCAAAGTAATTGGCACCACGGAGCTATTACAGATGAAACATTAGAAAAGGCTCTCAAAGAAATTGGATAATGTACAAAATATAGTTGATATGAGAGATGCGTTCTTTGACGAATTACATCATATTATTGCTAAAGATAAAAATACTGTAATCCTCACAGCTGATCATGGTGCATTTGGCTTAAAAAAAATTGAAGAAGCCTACCCCGAACAATATATCAATGTTGGTATTGCTGAACAAGCTTTAATAAGCGTTGCTGCTGGTTTGGCTAAATGTGGTAAAAAAGTATATGTTTATGCAATTAATAATTTTGTTTCTTTAAGAGTCTTGGAGCAAATAAATATAGATTTATGTGCCATGAATTTAGATGTAAATATAATTGGAGTTGGCGCAGGGTTTACATATAGTACTGATGGGCCCACACATCAAGGTGTGCAAGATTTGTCTGCAATGATAAACTTACCAAATTTACAAGTTTATAATGTTACAGATGATATAAGCACCAAAAAACTTGCAGAGCTTTCATACAAACAGAGTGGCCCAAAGTATTTTAGAATTGAAAAGGGCAAATTACCTAGAATATATGTTGATAATGATGATATCTCCATAGGTCATAAAATTATTAACGAACGACAAGCCAACAATGTTATAATATCATCTGGTTTTATGACACAAAAAATTGTTAATGTGTTACAATCATTAGAACAAGATAATATTAATTTAGCACATATGGATATTTTTAGGATAAATCCTCTTCCAATAGAAGATATATTAAAATTTACCAAGAATAAAAACGTCATAGTTGTTGAAGAAAATATTAAAAGCGGCGGAATCGCGGAAAAAATATTTTGTTTATTAAAAGAAAACAATCACACAAAAAATGTTTTAAGCATTGCATTAGAAAATAAATTTTATTTTAGTTTTGGAGATCGAGAGATGTTACACAAGATTGCTAACATAGATGAGTCTTCTATTATTAAAAAAATTAAAAGTTTTATACACTAAGGAAATTATGTATTCTGGAAAAAAAGTATTAGTTGCTGGTGGGACTGGCACAATTGGTGTACCACTAGTTAAAATGCTGCAGCAAAAAGGCGCAAATATTAAAGTAGTGTCCATGGATACTCCTGAATATGCAAAGTTAGTATTAGGAGATGTAAATTTTCAGCGATTAGATTTAACTAAGCAATCCAATTGTCTAAAAGTATGCAAAGGCATGGACTATGTTTTTAATTTAGTTGGTATTAAAGGCTCAGTTGGTATTGGTGAAACAAAAGTTGCAAGTTATTTTGTTCCTATGCTTAGGTTTCAAACAGAGTTAATGGATGCAGCATTTAAATCTGAAGCCTCTGGGTATATGTTTGTTAGCAGTGTTTGTATATATCCACAGGCCTCAGAACATTTTGAAGACAATGCATGGAATGGCATGCCAAAACAAAATGATAGAATTCCTGGATTAGCAAAAAGAATTGGTGAAATTCAAGGTGAAACGTATCTTAAAGAGTATGGATGGGATGCAGTAAAAATATTAAGACCAAGTAATGTATATGGACCATTTGATGATTTTAATCCAGCTACTGCTCAAGTATTGCCATCCCTAATGTCAAGAGTTTTAGGTGGCGAAAATCCTTTAAATGTGTGGGGTGATGGTTCAGCAATAAGAGATTTTACTTATTCAAAAGAGGTAGCGTATTGGATGCTGGAAGCAATGATTAATGCGCCAGCTTGTACACCAATAAATCTAGGCTCAGGAACAGGGGCTTCTATAAAAGATGCCGCTGAAACAATTTGTAAGGTCTATTCAGATGACATTGAAATTACATGGGATATAACAAAGCCATCAGGTGATCCGATTAGAATTATGAACATGGATAGGGCCCGTAAATTATTAAACTTTAAACAAAAATATTCATTAGAGCAAGGAATTAAAGAAACATTTGATTGGATTTATAATAATCCAGAACTTGCAAGGCTAAAAGGAGTTAAAATATGAGAAAATTTGTATTGCCTGCTGCTGAACTAATAGATAGATTGGCTGTAGATCAAATAAAAGAGATGCTTTTTGATGACAACAAAAGCATTACTGAAGAAATAGATAAACTGTCACATGATATTGATATGTTAATACAAGATAAAAAAATAGTTTTAAACTCAAGACTATTAAGAGTATTAATGGTTTTGTCGCAAATTAATGTACATATATGGTATATTAAAGACAAAATGCAAGATGATGAAGAAAGATACGATGAATTACTAAAATTAGCTCACCAAATTAATGGTGTTCGTAATAGAATGAAAAATATTTTATTAGAAGAATTTGGTGATAAAGAAAAAAGCTTAGTTAGGAGCAATTTTGATACTGATGGTTTAAAAGGATGGGAGCCAAGTATTTAAATGGATTATATCTATTTAAAAAATTTAGATAAAAAAGTCTCACAAATAGCATTAGGTGTTAATAAAACAGGCAATAAGCACAGTAATACCGAGGATACGGTAAATAAAAGAATTTACTTTTACCATAAAGCTATGGATATGGGCATTAACATGTTTGATACAGCTGAGCTTTACGGTGGTGGCTATTCTGAAGAAATATTGGGTATAGCACTACGAAACAGGCGAGAACAGGCTATAATATGTTCAAAGTTTAATGCTAGAAATTCACACAAAAAAGATTTACAAGCATCTTTAAATAACAGTTTAAAAAGATTAAATACTGATTACATAGATTTTTACTTATCTCATTGGCGTAATCCTGAAATTCCTGTGCAAGAATTAATAGAATCCTTAAAAGAGTTCAAAAAACAAGGTAAAATAAAAGCATATGGAATAGGCAATGCAGTGTTCTCAGAGATTAACGAGTTTGATAAAAAAAACAAAAATGATTTTTTTGTTGTAGAAAACGAATTTAATTTGTTACAAAAAGAATCTCTTAAAAAAGTCATACCGTTTTGCAATAAAAACAATCATTTGTTTTTAGCGTATAGTCCTTTTTTGCAAGGTAAAAAAATAAAATTTAGTCCTGAAATTTTATCACTAACAACAAAACACAATTGCACAATCCATCAGTTAATGCTAGCTTGGGTTTTACAAAAAAATGTAGTTTCCATTATTAGAACAATGAATGACGATCACTTAGCACAAAATTTAAAGTCTACAAAAATAAACTTATCGGTTAATGATTGTCGCACGTTAGAACAATCGTTTGGTACAAAAAAAAATTTAATAAATATTGACGACGTATTAATTGACGAGCGTTGCTACATTACTTTCAAACAAGCAATAGACAACAAAGACGATTTAATTCCTAGCCCACAGCTTTTAGCAGAAAGATTAAAAAACAATTTCGAACTACCACCATTAAGAACTGTTTTTAAAAATGGTAAATATAAAATTTTAGATGATTATTATTTTTCTGAGATTAAAAAGTATTGGGCTTGGAAAATTTGCAATAGAAAAAAAATAGAGGCTTTTGTTTTCAATGATATATCGTAAAATAAATAATGATGACACACCAATATCTGCTATTGGTTTTGGCACAGGATTTCATTTGCCCGAAAATGAAAGTGGCAATAGCTTAGAAGAGACAATAAAAGTATCTCTTGATAGTGGCATTAATTTTATAGATACAGCACCAGTTTATGGTAATGGTGCATCTGAGGCTGCTTTAGGTCAAATTTTAAAACGAATAGGCAGGCACAATGTTTATTTAGCAACAAAGGTTTCGCCAAATGATACTACATTTAATGGCGTAATAAAATCTGCTGAACAAAGCCTAAAAAGACTACAGACCGATGTAATTGATTTATTCCAGGTCCACTGGCCTAACCCAAATGTTCCTATTAGCGAAACAATGGAAGCGATGGAAAAATTAGTTTTAGATGGTAAAATTAAACAAATTGGAGTTAGTAACTTTTTGATAAATGAAACTGAGAATGCTATACTATCACTAAAAAATAATAGCCTTAGTACTTTACAGGTAGAATATAATTTTTTTGAACGCTCCATAGAAAAAAATGTGCTACCTTTTTGCAAAAAAAATGATGTAAAATTAATAGCATATAGCCCATTAGCACAAGGAAAAATGGTTAATGGTACTGAGCAGCTTAAAATTCTAACACAACTGTCAAAAAAATATAATTGCACTACTGGCCAATTAGTGTTAAGATGGTTAATCAACAACCCAAATGTTATGGTAATACCGAATACATCAAAGCCATTGCGCGCTAGACAAAACGCAGAAGCTGCAAATTTAAAAGTAACAAAAGATGATCTTAATTTGATGTCTGAAAAATTTGTAACTCCTGTAAAAAATATTGATACAAAACAAATTAGAGTGTCTAATGACTATAATCGAAAAGTATACCAAACAGTGGAAGAGGCAATTGAAAACAAAATGAATATGACACCCTCTCCTGTAGAATTATCTGAAGAAATGAAACAAGGAATATTTCTAAAGCCCATCAGACTTAAAGAAGTAAACAATCAACAATTTGATCTCATTGAAGGAAGACTAAGATTTTGGGCTTGGGTTATAGCCTTTGGTTGGGACAAAAAAATACCAGCATTAGTTTGGCAAAAATAAAGGAATATATTATGGCTGACGAAAATACAAAAATATTAACGTATGACAACAATTTAGAGAGAACCGCTAGAAACGAAATGTACGATCTTCTTCAAGACTGTCCTATTCCGCATGAGCAAGTTTTATCTAATTTAGGTTTGTTTTTGAATTCTAAAAATCTTTCTAGAATTTTATTTATGAACCACATTTATCAAAAACAAATTGATGTTCATGGTGTAGTAATGGAGTTTGGAACTAGATGGGGCCAAAATATGGCATTGTTTGCTGCGTTACGTGGTATATATGAGCCATTCAATAGGCACAAAAAACTAGTAGCGTTCGATACGTTTGAAGGGTTTCCTGAAATCACAGAAGAAGATGGCCACTCACCGATGATGGTCGAAGGCGAATTAGCTCTCACTGAAAATTACGATCAATATTTATCCAAGATTGTTGGTAATATTGAAAGCGATAATCCATTGTCACATATTAAAAAATTTGAATTACGTAAAGGTGACGCTACAAAAACAATTCATGAATATTTAAATGATAACCCAGAAACTATTGTCTCCCTTGCATACTTTGATTTTGATTTATATAAACCAACTAAAGAATGCTTAGAGGCAATTAAGCCAAGATTAACTAAGGGTAGCGTAGTTGGTTTTGATGAGTTGAATGATCCAGATTCACCAGGAGAAACTTTGGCACTAATGGATGTTTTTGGTTTAGAAAATATAACATTGAAGCGTTTCCCTTACGCTTCTAGAGTATCTTATTTTATAGTGGAGTAAAAATGATTAATAATTTAGAAAATAAAAAAGTTCTTGTCACTGGTGGTACGGGAATGATAGGCCGCTACTTAGTTGATAAGTTATTGGAAAAAAACTGTGAGGTTACTGTTGTATCTCTTGATGAGCCCGAGGGATTGCCCGACTCGGTTAAATTTATGAAGTTAGATTTAACTGTTTTGCAAAATTGCATAAAGGCATGCGAAGGTCAAAATTACGTCTTTAATTTGATTGGCATCAAAGGTTCTCCCAAAATGTCCAGAGAGAGACCAGCAAGCTTTATGGTTCCAATGTTAATGTTTAACACAGCTATGATGGAAGCAGCTATGCGTTGTAATGTAGACTGGTATTTATATACAAGTTCTGTTGGGGTCTACCATCCTGCAGAAGTCTTTAAAGAAGATGATGTGTGGACCACCTTCCCATCTGATAACGATAAGCATCCTGGATGGGCGAAACGAATAGGCGAATTACAAGCTGATGCATACAAAATCCAATATGGAAAAGACAATATTTCAATTGTGCGACCTGCTAATGTTTATGGCAAATGGGATAATTTTGATCCAGAAAACGCTATGGTTATCCCTTCGTTAATAAACAGAATTGTATCTGGTGAATCACCGCTCGTTTGCTGGGGAGATGGTACACCAATTAGAGACTTTATTTATGCTGGAGACTGCGCAGATGGTATGATTCACATGGTCGAAAACGGCATAACAGAACCAGTTAATCTAGGAAGCGGTGATGGTGTTTCAATAAAAGATGTTGCAGAATCTATTAGAAACTGTTATAATACTAGTATACAAATTGAATGGGACACCAGTAAGCCAAAAGGTGATGCTCGTCGTCTTATGGACACCTCTCGCGCTCAATCACATGGTTTTAAGTGCTCAACAAGCCTACAAGAAGGCATTCAAGAAACTTTAGAGTGGTTTTTAAATAATCAAGATTTGTATAAAAAAAGAAACAATTATTTTACACGGAAAGATTAATGCAAGTTTTGGATACTAAACTACATGGTGTTAAATTAATAATCCCTGATAGGTTTGAAGATCATCGTGGCTCATATATGGAGTTATATGATTCTAAAAATTTTAAAGATGTCACGTCTGAAGTTTTTATCCAAGATGATGTATCAATTTCTAGAAAAGGTGTTCTTAGAGGACTACATGGTGATTGGAAAACCACTAAATTGGTAACAGTACTGAAAGGTGCAGGCTATGCCTTAATAGCAGATAACCGTCCCGATTCGCCAACATACAAAAAATGGCAATCTTTTACACTAAGTGAACAAAATAAAAACATGCTTTTATTACCATCAGGAATTGGTAATTCAATTTTAGCACTTGAAGATATAGTATATTTTTATAAACAAAACACACACTTTGAAGATGGTCAACAGTTTACAATTAAATGGAACGATCCTGAGTGGGATTTTTGGTGGCCAATTAGTAATCCAGTGTTGTCAATGAGAGATGAGCAAGGTGATTATGTCAAATAAAATTGCATTTATAACTGGCTTTACTGGTATGGTTGGATCACATTTGGCTGATTTTTTGCTGAATAATACCGATTGGGATGTTTATGGTCTTATGAGATGGAACGATAAAACTGATAACATTGAACATCTCATGAACAGAGTTAACAAAAAAGATAGAGTATTTGTTGAATATGGGGATATTAATGATTTAAGTTCCATGCTTCATGTATTTGATAAAATAAAACCAGATTATGTATTTCATTTAGCTGCCCAAAGTTATCCTAAGACTAGCTTTGAATCGCCACTTGAGACATTAGAGACAAACATATTAGGAACTGCTAAAGTTCTTGATGCAATTAAAAAACTAAATCAAGATCCTATCATCCACGTTTGTGCATCTTCAGAAGTGTTTGGTCGGGTGCCAAAAGAGTTTTTACCAATTCATGAAGATATTACGTTTCACCCTGCTTCTCCCTATGCAATTTCTAAAGTTGGCACTGACTTAATTGGGCGTTTTTACGCTGAAGCATACGGCATGACAGTCATGACAACGCGCATGTTTACACATACTGGACCCCGCCGTGGTGATGTATTTGCCGAGTCTACGTTTGCAAAACAAATTGCAATGATTGAAGCTGGCTTGCAAGAACCAATTATTAAAGTTGGAAATCTTGACTCACTTAGAACATGGTCTGATGTTAGAGATGCTGTACGTGCATATTATATGTTGGTAACTCAAAACCCAATTGCTGGTGAATACTATAATATAGGCGGCTCATTTAGTTGTTCTGTCAGAGACATGCTAGATTATTTAATATCACTATCTACTAGAAATGACATTACTGTTGAAATTGATCCAGATAGATTAAGACCTATTGACGCTGATTTACAAGTTCCTGATACCAATAAATTTAAACAGCATACTGGCTGGCAACCTGAAATTAGTTTTGAACAAACAATGTTGGATCTTTTAAATTATTGGCGTGACAATATTTCAAGTGGAAAGAGATACCTAAGCAGATGAAGATTTTGGTTATCGGAGAAAGTTGTAATGATATCTTCCACTATGGAACGTGCAACAGGCTGTGTCCTGAAGCCCCTGTTCCTGTTTTTAATGCTATAAAATTAATTAAAAACGGCGGGATGGCTATGAACGTATATGCAAATTTACAGTCTTTGGGCGCAAATCCAAACATATGTACAAACAATAATTGGAAGTCCATCACTAAAACTAGATTTGTTGATAGAAGAACAAATCACATGTTTATGAGATTAGATGAAAACGATGACAAATATGGTATTTGTAATATTCAAGAAATTAACTTTAAATTATATGATGCAGTAGTAGTATCAGATTATAATAAAGGCTTTTTATCTAAAGAGGACTTAAGACATATTTCAGTTCATTCTCGTATTAGCTTTTTAGACACCAAAAAAATAATAGGTGATTGGGCATCTGAATTTACTTTTATAAAAATTAATCACTATGAATATGAAAATACAAAACAATATTTGACTAGCAAAACAATGAAAAACCTAATTGTTACTAAAGGACCAAATGGGTGCATATATCAAAATAAAGTATACGATGTTCCTTTGGTTGAAGTAAAAGATACATCTGGAGCAGGCGACACATTTGTAGCTGCGTTGTGTTATAAGTTTTGTGAAACTAACAATATTGATTTATCAATTAAATTTGCTAATGATTGTTCAACCAAGGTTGTTCAAAAAATGGGAGTTGCGTCAATATGAGTGTGGTATGGACTAATGGTTGTTTTGATGTTTTGCACCGCGGCCACTTTGAAATGTTAAAATATGCTAAATCTTTAGGTGATAAGCTTATAGTTGGAGTAGACACAGACTCTAAAGTAAGCAAAGACAAGGGCCCAAATAGGCCATATAATCATCAAGAAGATAGAAAATTTGCCCTTGAAAGCATTAAGTATGTTGATGAAGTTTTGTTGTTTGATTCAACAGAACAATTAGAAAATTTAATAAAATTAAACAATCCTGATATAATGGTTATTGGTTCAGATTGGAAAGGTAAAAAAGTTGTTGGCCAAAACTACGCTAAAAAATTAATGTTTTTTAATAGAATAGGTAATTATTCGACTACAAATATACTGGAGAACAACAAGTGACTTACGTTTTTGATATTGATGGGACAATATGCAGTTTGACTGATGGAAACTATGGATTTGCCATACCATATATTGATAGAATAGAAAAGATTAATAAGTTATATGACGATGGTAATACAATTGTTTTTTTAACAGCCAGAGGTATGGGTAGGAGCAATAATAATGCAGGATATGCTAATCGCGCATTTTATGAATTTACTAGAAAACAATTAATTGAATGGGGAGTAAAATTTCATAGTTTACATTTAGGTAAGCCCGCGGGTGATGTATACATTGATGACAAAGGAATGAAAGATGGAGACTTCTTTAAAAATGAAATTCGTGCCTAAAGGTTGGGGATTTGAAAAATGGATCGTCAACAATGAAGAATATTGCGGTAAGCTTTTATATTTTGTTAAAGGAAAGCGCTGCTCTTGGCATTATCATATTTTAAAAGACGAAGTATTTTATATTCAGTCTGGTAAAATTTTAGTAAAATATTCTGAATTTGACGATATCAAATTAGCAAAAGAACTTATTTTAGAAGCTGGTGACAACTTTCATGTTTATAGAGGACTTAGACACCAAATGATTGCTTTACAAGATACTGAATTATTTGAATTTTCTACACAACATTTTGATAGCGATAGCTATCGTATTCACAAAGGAGATTAAAATGAAATTTTCTAATCAAGCGCTTGGCGCAGTAATGATGGCCCTACAAGAGTCACTTTTAAATCAAATCGATATAGTTCCAATACTTAAAGGTTTTGATTTAGAGGAAGGTGAACAAGGTCTTGTTGTTACTAATCCACCAACTGTAAGATTTACAGATAATAGTGCGATTACTAATGACGATTTAGAAAACATGGTAAAATAATGCCAAGATATCGTTTCCAATGCACAGCTTGTAATCAAATACAAACTGTATTTTTGCGTATGTCAGAAACGCTTGAGGATTGTTCTGAGTGCGGCGCAAAAAATAGTATGAATAAAGTATTTGATAAATTTTTTTCTTCGTCTAGCAAGGAAACAGAACATAAAGTTGGAAGCGTAACTAAAGAATATATTGAAAAAAATCGTGAGATTTTAGAAAAACAAAAAGAAGAAGCACGGAGTACTGAGTATGAGTCGCCTTGAAATTATTTTATCTGCTATAGCTACATTATCAATTTTGTTAAACATGGGATTAATAATATACGCTAGGAATGTAGCAGCAAAATTATTATTTATTTCTCAGGAATTAAATGATTTAGGTAGTATGGTAGATACTTTCACTGGTCATCTAGAGTCAGTTTATGAGATGGAAATGTTTTATGGTGATGAAACATTAGGCTCTCTTATTGAACATGCGCGCTCGTTTAATGAACAAATGGATACATTTGACTTTATTTATCAATATGCTGATGCAGAGGAAGAAACGGAACAAATTAATGACAACACAGACAAAGAAGCGTAGAGGCAGAAGGCCAAAAAATAAAAATCATTATTTTACGCAAGATCATGAAGATGCAATAATTGAATACTGCAAAGTTAATTGTAGTAAAAGAAGAACCGAGCTATATGTTCGTTGGATTGAACCAGCATTTAATGAAATGGTGGATAAAATTGTTTTTACGTATAAGTTTACTAATTTGCCAAATATAGATTATTTGCGTGATGAGTGTAAAATATGGTTAATGACAATTTTAGATAAATATGATCCAGCTAAGGGCTCAAAAGCATTTTCATATTTTTCAGTTATTACAAAAAATTGGTTTATTCATAAAGTTAAAAGACAACAAAAGAGAAACCAAAGAGAAGTTGATTTTGACAACATATCAAAAAATTATGAAGAAGAATTTTTATCAACCAATGAATCATATGTTAGTAATCGAGTTGAAGAAGAATTTTGGAAACTATTTTATGAAGAATTAAAATCATGGGACTCGTCCCAAATGAAAGATAATGATCTTAAAGTATATCAAGCAATTATAATTTTGTTTGACTCTAAAGAGGACATAGAAATATTTAACAAAAAAGCTATTTATCTATACCTTAGAGAAATCACTGGCTTAAACACAAAACAAATTGTGAATTCTCTTAAAAAATTTAGAAAAAAATATTATTGTTTTAAAACTGACTGGGAGTCTGGAACGCTATGAGTACAAAAAATTCACTTGATGATTTAGTGCAAGAGGCCCTTGGAAACATTAGAAATGACAGAAAAGTTGCAAGAGAGTTTCTTAATGAAGTTGCTAATCAAATAGCTAAAGAACCAGAACAAAATAAATATTTGAGCCCAGTAGCAGCTAAGCATATAGAAACATTACAGCGCTCCAATGAACAATTAGTAAAAATTATTTCTCTAAAGCAAAAAGAACAAAATAATTCTGTTGAATTATCTGAACACGATAAACAGCAACTTTTTGATTTAATCCAAACAGAGGAAATTAAATAATTTGCACGCCTCCTATTTATTTAACAGGAGAACATTGCTATGGCTATCAACGAATACGACATTTCACCCGATGTAAATCTAACAACTGCACAAGAGGTTGACGATTTTGACGCATATGTTGTAGACAGTATTACAAGAAAAAATACTTACCGCAATGTTAATACACTAACTGTAAAAGTTGTTTCACCTCCAATACTGATAAATTCTAATATAATTCCAATGAATGCAATTGGTGGGGCTGCAAGTATAGTCGGAAGCGCCGCAGCAAATATAGCCTTTAATCTTGGTAAGCAAATTATGTTTAGGGGTAGAATTGTAGGTAATAAATTTTTATCACCACATCAATTATTAGAAGATCCATGTAATACTACAAAGTTTACTGGAGATGACGAAGGCCTTATAAATATAATCAACCAGCATACTCTCTGTATATCAAAATATGATTATAACGGCAGCCCACTAAAAATAGGCGATGTTGTTAGTGTTAATATTACTGCAGGTGATGCTGGGCCAATAGACTTACAACATTGTTATTTTGATTCTGTTGAGCAAGTGGTAAGAGCGGAAGCCACTGCAGCGTACAAAGAAGATGGTAGTTGTGGTAAATTATCTGAATTGTTTGGTACAGGTCTTAGTGTAGGCGAGTACGCGTTTCCTGAAAAAACATGGACATTAAAAGAAAAAAGCTCAGCCGCAGAGTTTTTTGAAAAATTAAAAAGTAGTATACATTTTTCTGGGTTTTCAGATAATTTTTTATGGGGTCTTACCGCTAACGCGTTAGAGGAATCTAGCTTAATAAGTAATAATGCTGGCGATCCTGAAAGTGTAATTGGCAAAAGACAGTATCAACCAATTAAAAACTATTGCTCGTTTGGGTACTGGCAATTAAATTTGTGTTCTGCTAACGGTGAAGGAAATGCGTTATTAAGCACCGATAAAGCAAAATTTGTTGTACGCGCATATAACATTACTGATTGGAGAGAAAATCGTGAAGGGTTTAATGAAGAAACTGAAGAAAGGATTTTCAATTATATAACTCAAGAAAATATACAATTTGAATATGTAGCAGAAAGAATGAGAGAGTTGTTTCCCCCAAGTGTTCAAAATCCAAATGCAGTTGCATACAATAGTAATATTATGTCACCCTCTGATGCGGCATATCAAATATGTGTAGATTTTGAAAAACCTGTCAATAAAGAAAAAAAAGGCCTTGAAAGAGGCAAACTCGCTACTGAATTAAGCAAAGAATACGCACAAAATCAGACATAAAATATAATAATTTAGTAAATAACTATTTACACCAGGAATACAAAAATGTCAAAAAAGAAGTATACAGACGAAGAATACCTTAAATTTTTGAACGACGAATTAGAAAGAGCTAATTCACAATACACAAGCAACTCAGAAGCATTAAATGATTTTGCTGGCCTTGATTTAGAAAAAGAGCTTGATATTCTTCAAAAGCTAAATAACACACCAGGTGACTCATCAGAACTTAGTGGATTAGAGGCTGCTCGTCAAGCATCAGACATAGCTGGGTTTGGTAGAACTATAAATCCAAATCAAGGACCTTTTGATAAAAATGATACTCTCAGACTTAATCCCGATGGCCAAGGTACTTTTCAAGGTGAGCCTCTTGCTCCAACCATAAATTTTATTTCTGGTCGTGGAGAAACTAAATTAACATCTAAAAATAATAATGCAGCTATTATTATGGGCTTTGATAGACCTAGTACGTTAGCCAGTGGTAAGGGTGGTAAAGGTTCATCAAGAGCTAATACAATTGATATAGTTGTTGGTCGCATGTCTTGTAAACAAGAACAGCTTTCTAAAGGAAAAATTAAAGCTGTTGACCCTAACTTTTTTTGTGACGCATCAAGAATTTATATTAGCCAACTTACAGATGTTGATTTAAATTTTGGAATTGTTGCAGGTGTGTCGGGGCGCTCAAACGCAATGATGGGTAAGCCTACCGCATCACGTGCAGCCATAGGAATAAAGTCTGATAAAGTAAGAGTTTTTGGAAGCGAGGGAGTTAAAATTGTAACTGGGCGTTCATACGCCGCTGGTCAAGTTGAAACAAATTCATTAGGCGGCACAATACCCAGAGCAGCACCCATTGAACTAATAGCTGGAAATGTAGATGGCACGCGTAAATTATGGGGCGGCCTTTTTAACACTCCGCAAAATGTTCAGCTTTTACAAGGTGTTCCTTATGGAGAAAACTTAACAGATTGTTTATTGGAAATGCAAGAGTCTATTGGCTTGCTTATGGGTTGTGTCCAGAAACAAGCACAAATGTTCCAATTATTTGCTAGAATATTTTCGCTAACACCTTTTCATGGGGTCCAAGCAATGGGCGCCACTATTACAGCGCTGCTTTTGAAAATGTTTGTCAATAACTCAGTGCATCATTTAAGAATTAATTCAAAACTTGTAAACATTGGATATTTATCGCCCGCGGGCGCAAAATATATTGTAAGCCAAAACGTGTTTACAACATAAAGGTATAACATGGCTAAATCACCCTTTTTAAGATATCAAGATAAAAATAATGATGGTCTTCCTGACGTTTGTAAAGATTTTACCAGTGATATTTTGTTGGTTAATAAATGTCCACCATGCACAAGAAATCCAAACGCAGTTGTTCCTAATTGGAAAAAAAGAGATACACAAGAACCATGGTTTAACGAAAAATATTGTTTAATGCAGTGCACAGTTGTCACTGAGCAAACTGCACTACCAGAAAATGTTGATGAATTATTTGAACAATATGAATCAATTGCACTAGATTCTCTGCTTGATAACTTTAATAAAATATCTAGTGCTGAAACTATTGATATGCTTAGAACACATGTTCAGTATTCTAAATATGATTTGAGCCCCCGAGAAGGTTTACCAGTAAAATTATTGTACTCGGTACCTGTTGAACAATTTGCATTAATAGAAGATGATGTAATACCAGAAGCAGATGAGGACAAAGAGCCAGCAGGGCCCGTTACTGTTACCTATGACACAAAAGACGTTTTTCCTAAGTTAATGAAGCTTAGAAAAGCAATGTATCTTTATTCAAGATATTATCGTGTTTTTACTGGCGTGGAAGGTGGCAATCTTTTTTTTGAAGACAGCGGTGCAGTTTTTGCACATAATAAATTTGATAGATATGGAGATCCTGGGTTTTTTGTTGGATCATCAAGAATGGCTGACGTCTTGAAAGAATTAGATAATTTTTTAAACGATAGAAATTACAACTTATTTTTAGGTAACCCTGGTAAAGATTTTAAATATCTTTTTAGCTTTAACAATGTAACAAAGTTTACAATGGAGTTTAGTGCAGAATATAAGCTTACTAAGCTTAAAATATACACAGTTGGTTGTCGTGAAAAACCTAAAGTTTTTGGTAAAAAAAGATTAACATCGCTAAACAGTAAAGCAGCATATAAAGATCCAACAGCGTTAGCGTACTTTTCCAGACTTGATGAAATTGATACATTTTTAAGCGCAAGAGTGGCACGTCCGTGGTTAGAGTTTGTGCAAGAGTTTACCTACCCAAAAGTCGTAACGCAACAAAAATTTCCAGCGCCAGAAAATGACAATGACAACTTAAAAACTGCTTTAAGTTGTGTTACCGATAACTTAGCTAATGAAGCTAAACAGCTTGGTCAAGATATTGTCGATGATATTTTTAGTATTGGGGATGCAGTTGCTTATGCATTTCATAAAAATGTTTGTAAAAGATCCATGGGAGATATCAATACTGAATTAGAACAAATGGGTATTGTTTATAAAACAAACAAAAAAGGTAAACAAAGAGTTGCTTTTAATAAACTAAAAGATCCAAAAACTGGCGAAACAAAATCAATTGCAGCCATGGCCACATCTCAAGCGTTTGAGCAATTAGAATCAGATGATCAGGTGTTTGTACAAATGTGTGCAGCATTGTTGGCTACATCCTTGCCGCTCGGAACTTCAACAGATGAAATTGTCAGATCTCTCTATCGTGATGGTTTAGGTCGCTTAAAACTGTGCGGGCTACTTGATCTTATGATGGATGCGATTAAGTGTTTATTCAAAGGTTTAACATTAGAAGAGGCCCTAAAAGTTGCTCTCAAATCTGCATTGAAAGCCCTTCCATTAAATAACTGGGGCACTCTTTTTGTGGGATTACCACCTGATAAGCAAGCAGAATTAGATGAGCTTGTTAAGAAAAAACTTTCAGAACCGCCAGCTAGATCTGATCAAAGATTAGATGATGTAGAAAGGGGTGATGACAATGTTCCATTATTTGGCAAGATTACATTTAGTAAACCATGGGAAGATGAAGAATTATTAGAAAGAGAATTAGCAACCAAAAGCTATGGTAACTATGACAACGAAGTAAGGCAGGTATCCTTAAACAATCCATATGCTCAAAAAAATCAGCGCACATTAGCACAAAAATACGATGAAGCGCGCCAAACACTATCCGAAGGAAATAATAATTTTGGTATAAACCCTGATTCAATAATGGACGCATATATTATTGCGCTAATAGAAGTTTACAGCAATGATCTGCTTTCACTTGTTGATCAATTAAATCAATTTCCTGGAGCAGAAATCATTGCAAAAATTATTTCTATATTTGATTGTCCAGCACCACCTACGTTTGATCCAAATTTTGCAGACTTTTTAAACAGTATTGATTTACCATTTTGCAGAAACATTAATGAAATCCAGCTACCAATGTTGCAAAATCCATTTGGCTGGATCCCCGAGTGGTCAGACATTTTAGAAAAACTTTATGAGGCACTAATTGTTGCAATCCAGCAGGTTTTGTTAAGAATATTGTTCAGAATTCTTGTTAAAGTGTGCCAACTTATTGGTGATGCTATTTGTAAAGCTTTGGAGACAGTTGGCAGTTTAGTTGCTTCATTGCCTGATTTGGTCTCTGGCAGAGATACAATCAGCAATATTGTTAAAGAGTCAATTTGTGGACCAAACGCATCACAAGAGCAAGTAGACGCTACAATTGCAGACATGTTTGCAAAATTTGGTGTTGGTGGTGCAGCCCTATCAAATTCTGAAAGAATTAAAGAATTTTGCGAAGCACTATCTAGCGCCACTACAAGAAAAGAATGCATCGGCGCTACAGTCGGTGACGCATCACCTGAGTTCTTAGAGGCAGGGCACACCATACTTTTAAATCAGTTTCCTGAATTTGCTGATGCAATTCCAACACAACAAGATTTAGCCGATTTATTTACTAATGTTGGTAATTTAATGCCTGCAGGCGTACGCTCAAACTTTAGAGATTTTATTGACAATCTGCCAGCCGAGGATGATTTGCCAGCTAATCCTTCACTGTGTGCCACAACTGAAGATTTAGATGCATTTAGAGATAGACGCTGTATGTTGCTTGAGGGTAGAGCTACGCGTGAACAGTGCCAAACAATGTTTGATGGTTTGCAAAATGATTTGTTAGAAGATTTGGAAGAACTCACAGGACTCACACAAGGTGGTGTTGCAAACGCAATCTCTGATGCTTTGCCTCCTTTAATATCAACACCTGGCTGTGACGATGGTATTTTACCTTATGAAAATGAGTTAGATAATGCTGTCACTACAGGATTAGTTGATGGAGTTTTACAGCAGCTACAAGTAGCCTATTCAAAAGATATGCTTGGCAATGGTGGTCTTTTTGCTGGGCAAGATGATTGGGGCTTGATGAATATGGTTTTGGCAGATACAAAGGGGAGAGCACTAAGCACCCATAGAAGAAGATCTGCAAGTAGAAAAAGATATGTTGATTATGCTAGTCAAGTTGAAAAAGACGCCCCAACATTTCTTGAAGCAGCCGAAGCGAGCCTGTTTGGCCCGACTAACATTGATGGAGTAGGGGTGAGTAGACAAGAGGGTCAGTTCCCAACTTATGTCGCAGAACATTTGTGGCAGCAAATGTATAAGCTTTCAAATAATGAAAGTGTGTTGAGCAACAAAGCCGAATTTAACAGTGACAACACTGAGGATAATGTCAGAACAGGTAGAAGAATGTACAGATCTTTTGAAGCTTTAGGTTATAAAGGATTTTTTGGAACTTTAAACGTTAACTTGTTGACAATGCCTGATTTTGGATACAATACTCGATTTACTGTTGACATGGACAACGAAAGAGTGGTTATCAAAAAAGGCGCAAGAAAAGACAAAGCCGATGTAATTTTAAGCTTTCAAGATAATAACGATGGTTTAGATAAAAAAGATAGAAATCAAAAATTTGGTTTTGGATTTGATTTGAAAATGTGGGTTTCTGATGTTCACAGTTATAAAGAGAACTCAAATAGTGAAAAAATCTTTGTTAATAGATTTGATGATAATGCAAGAGTAGCTATTATTTATAAAACTTTCGATAGACAGCCAAGTGATGAGGTTACCAAAGAAAATGACATTAATCCTGACAATGATTTTATAAGGGAAAGAAAATATGAATTTTTGTCTGTTGATAACACACTTGACAGTATAGAGGTAGTAAATTATCCACATTACTTAAGCACTCAAAATACTTTAAAAGAATTTATTCCACAAATATATATGCTTGCTGATTTAACTGGTCTTGAACCCAGCGCTAATATAAAATCATTTCATGATAGTTTCTTAACTACTTTATTGCAAAAAATGCTTAGCGATGTATGTGGTACTGCTAAAGATATTGACGGCACAAATTATCCAACTAAAGCTGCTTGGTTATACGGGGCAGCAGTTGATGATTTAACAGAAGAAGACATGGAATATGTTCTTAAAAGAGGGCAAAGTGAAGTATCACCTGGAGGCACACCGTATGGCAAAGCTAGAGTTACCGACTATGACTCGGATGGTAAAGCAGATGGGGATAGAAAAATAAGTAACGATGATATGATTTTAGGTATCAGCCACATGCAATTTAAAGGCGAGAAAGAAAACAGAGTATTTTTCTTAGATCCAACAACATACGGTGGCAGCTACACAAGACCTAAAATATTTATTAAACCAATGGACAACACAGGCTGGCTTGGTATGATTGATGTTATGTTTCCAGATGCTGGTCCATGTAAACCACAATATACTGACTTAGTTGATTTTAAACAGATTACTGATTCAACTGCAGAGTCATATAATACAATGCCAGAAGATCAAAGATTAAAAGGCGATCCTGACTGCGTGCTTGAAAATCCTTACAACAGAATTTTAATGAGAGAATCAAAAGCCACTATTCAAAGTTTAATAACAGCAGCTTGCAGAATATATGCTTCAGTTCATTTTGTTAAAGCTATGGCCACTTTTACAACATTTAACACCACAATTAAAGAAAATTACAGTTCTATATTTTCTGCTTATATTGTAGAAATTATGGAAAAAGATTTTAAAGATGCTCAAGGAGACTTTCTTGAAGCATTCAATACCTTTAAGGATGAAGAGTTTTGGTATGCATTTTTGGAACAATCAGTGCAAACCTACGCCCGCTTAGCTGATGAAGGTAGAGTTATCCCACCTGAGCCTGTTTTACAAGCAATGTATAGACTGAACGACAAACAAGAAAAATACAAATACCCTAATAAAACAAGACTTAAAGCTGCTAAAGCAACCCGTCGTGCTCAAAGGCTTCAAACATTAAAAAGTTGGCGATACGAGAAAAATTTAGATGCTGTTCAAGCAACTGAAGAGGATGCCAAGCTTATTTTAAAAGAATTTGTTGCAAAAGAACTTACAGTAATTGCTGAAACATTTAACAAAAATTCTAAACAATATAATCTCAAGCCAGAGTATAATGACTTAATGCTGTATGTATTAAAAAACTTTGCTGTTGGTGCAGAATCACTTGACATGGATAAAGAAATTGTTGAAAAAGTTGTAGATTTGGGTGAAGTAGATGATGATGAAAATCTATACACCAGTGGCGGCGAGTTATCATTACCAGATGGCACTGAATATGTTGGATATTTTCACAAACATGAAAACGAAGATGGTGTAGAAATATACATGGTTGGCGAGGCGCACTCTGATGAGACACATGAAGAGCTTACATTGTTTGCGCACAAAGTAGAAATAGAAATTGGAGATGTCGATGGTTATGGTTCAGCACCTTCCACATCAGAAAATAAACCTTTAAAAATAGAAAAATATATTTCTATTAATGGAACTAGGTATTCTCCAAGCGAAGCCGTAAGTATTATTAAAAGTAATGACCCAACAAAAAATATCTCTGATGTTTACCCTGGGACGCTAGAGTTGGTTAAAGACGAACAAGATCGAGTTATTGGAACAACAGGTCAATTAGGTGTAAGGTATGGATTACAGTTTTCAATTAGGATTAATGGAAAAAATAGAACTGTCACAACAGTGGAAATGGATGCTCTTGATTTAAAATGTTCTCAAATGCCTACTATTGAACCAAATTCGAAACTACTTTATTGTTTAATAAACATGCTTAGAGATGATGAAAAATTTAAGATATTAATGAATTATGTGATACCAGTTAATAAATTTACTTCACTTATAGCAATTTATAACGATTTAGGATTTTTACCTTCAATTGGTCAATTAACTGTTGAGAAAGGTGACAATCAGACAGATAGCCTTGGAGACAAGCCAGGTTTAACAGCAACTATTACAGAAGAAGGTGTGGTTGAAAGTATTGAAGGCAATCCTGGATGGGAACATTATAAAGACAGAAATAGAGGCTGGTCTATTGGTTATAGAACTTGGGATGAGTGGGATAAAGAACTTTTAAGAAATTCAAGATCTGTAATTAAAAGACTTTTTAAGCCACTTTATAACTCAAGAGACTTTGAATCTTCTGTAAAAAGTTTAAGTAAACTTGATAATGGTGGAAACATATATGCACAAAATCTAAAAGCAATACTTTCGCTACCACCTGGTGCTGGATTTTTATCTTGGTGGGACTGGGGAAGATTGATGAAAACTTCACCTTTTAATGGTCGCGGTAAATTATGCACTAAAAATGATGAGTGACATATTTATATAGAGGATTCAAAATGTCATCGATTGGGGTTGCAATACCATTACTAAAAAGTTCAAATGATGGTTTTCAAATGTTGAAAACTATTCAAGAAACTGTTAAACAAAATTTAAAAATGATTATACTAACAAATCCTGGTGAAAGAATAATGGATCCAGATTTTGGTGTGGGTATAAAAACTTATCTTTTCGCTAATTTTAACGAAGGAATACAATCTGAAATATATGATAAAATCACACAACAAGTAGCCACATATATGCCAGCTGTTAAAATAACCAAAATAACATTTTTTCAAACAAACCCTGACACAAATTCATTAGCATTTCAAGTTTATTACAAGTTAGCCAGCGCTGGGCTAGATGATTTGTTAGAATTTACTATTTAGTATGAGGAAAATATATGTCTAACGAGCAAAAAAAGAATTTACCTATAAACTATACTAGTAGAGAATTTACAACAATCAGAAACGATCTGATGGAATTAGCGGAAAGATTTTATCCCGATAATTTTCAAGATTTTAGTGAAGCTTCGTTTGGTTCGATGATGATTGACGCTGTTGCATATGTAGCAGACCAGATGGCACTTCAGATTGATTTTAATATAAATGAATCTTTTTTAGATACTGCGTTTGAAACAAAAAATATTATAAGACACGGTAGAGCATTAGGCTATAAAGATCCAGGGCGCCCCTCAACTTATGGTATAGTGGCACTGTATATTCTTGTACCTGCAAATGTTAGTGGTATGGGTCCTGATAAAAATTACATACCAATAGTAAAAAGAGGCACAAGCTTTTCATCGGATTCTGGTTCTGATTTTGTTTTGATTGACAATGTTGATTTTAATAACTCAAAAAATCAAATTGTAGTTGCCAGAGTTAACAATACTACAGGTGCCCCAACACATTATGCTATTAAAGCATATGGAAACGTGGTTTCTGGCCAGTTTGCACAAAAAGAAATAAAAATTGGAGCTTATGAAAGCTTCAAGAGAATTAATTTAAATATACCAAATACTTCCGAAATTATATCTGTTTTTGATAGCGACGGTAATCAGTATTTTGAAGTTGAGTATTTGTCTCAAGATATGATTTTTAAAGAAATACCAAACTCTAACTTTAAAAATGACAATGCTCCATCAATTTTAAAGCCAATGTTAGTATCTAGAAAATTTACTATTGAAAAAAGTATAGATGGCGCTGTATTACAATTTGGATCTGGCACAGAAACAGAGTCAAATGTAATTGCAAACCCACAACAAGTTGCTTTAGATGTGTTTGGTAAAGCATACGTTACCGACACTACGTTTGATCCAACAAAAATATCAAAAAATTCAAACTTTGGAACAGTGCCCTCTAACACAACATTAATAATAACATATCGCGCCACTAACCCAACTGATTCAAATGTTGCCGTTAATCAATTAAATAAAGTTGTTACCACTTCGATGGCTTTTGAAAACGAGTCTAATTTATCACAAGCAATTGTTTCCACAGTAAGGGGTTCTTTAGAAGTTCAAAATGAAACACCAATCACAGGTGATAATTCTAATATTAGCTCTGCGGAATTAAAAAGAAGAATTTACGATACGTTTCCTACACAAAACCGTGCAGTGACACAAAGCGATTATGAAAGTTTGGCATACAGAATGCCAGGAAAATTTGGTTCAATAAAAAGGGTGTCTGTTCAGAAAGATCAAGATTCGTTAAAAAGAAACTTAAATATGTATTGCATTTCAGAAGATCCACAAGGAAAACTGATTGCCACTAACAATACAATAAAAAATAATTTAAAAACTTGGATAAATCAGTATAGAATGTTAAATGATACTGTTGATATTCTGGATGCCTACATTGTTAATGTTGGTGTGGAATTTGTTGTGAAGTCTGTAAGTGGTGCCAATAAAGCAGAAGTACTAGATAATTCAATTGCCACAATTAAACAAAAATTTTCCAGTGGGTTTTTTATTGGTGAGCCAATTTACCTTAGTGATATTTATTCAGAATTAAAAAAATCACAAGATATTCTCGATGTTATAAAAGTAAAATTAGTAAACAAAACAGGTGGTCAACATTCAAATATTAGATTGGATATAAACTCAAACATGTCTCAAGATGGAACTCACCTTGTTTGCCCTGCCAACGCTATTTTAGAAATTAAATTTCCAGATACTGATATCAAAGGAAAAATTAGATAATGATTACAAGATATACTGCTTCAGCAGACAACACCATTGTAAATGCATTTCAAGCTGGACTTAATACGCGAGGCACTGGTTCCAACTCTGGCCTTGCAGATGTTATTGAGACTTACTCAATTTACGGTAGAGAAACAGTTTCTAGTTCTGTGGCAGCTGCATCACAAGAATTATCAAGAATATTAGTTCAGTTTCCAATTGATAGTATTTCAAGCGACAGATCTGCTGGGACTGTACCTGCAAGCGGTAGTGTCAGTTTTTATCTTAAGCTTTTTAATGCTGCACATTCAAAAACGGTTCCGAGAGATTACAAACTTGTTGTACAGCCTGTTTCTCAATCGTGGCAAGAAGGAACTGGCCTGGATCTTGAGGGATACAAGGATTTAACAAGAGGTAATCCAGGTTCAAACTGGATGTCTGCATCAGATTCATCTGCTTGGACAACTCCAGGGGGCGATTATCTTACAACAAATGCTAGTTTAATTTATGAACAAACATTTGAAACTGGCACCGAAGACTTAGAAATAAACATTACTCCTTTAGTGGAAAGCTGGCTAAGCGGGACAACTACTAACTATGGTGTTGGTGTGTTCCTTTCATCTAGTTATGAGGCTTATTTTTCAAGCTCAAGTGGCACACGTTCAGGCAGTGTTCTCCACAATCCAGACGGTGCTACAAAATCATATTTTACAAAAAGATTTTTTGCTCGCGGAACTCAATACTTCTTTAAAAGACCAGTAATTGAGGCTAGATGGGATGATGCAGTAAGAGATAACAGAGCAGATTTTTATTTCAGTAGTTCACTTGCACCAGCTGCTGATAACTTAAATACATTGTATTTATATAATTTTATTAGAGGTAAGTTGACTAACATACCTTCAATTGGTACAGGTTCAATTTATGTTAGTTTGTACTCTGGCTCTACCGCAAATACAGCACCATCAGGTTCAAAAATAACATTATATGACAACAGTACGGCACTTACAGGCGGATATGTATCAACTGGTATTTATAGTTGCTCAGTAGGAGTTGCATCTTCTTCAGTATCACCACTGTATGATGTTTGGTTTAGTGGCTCAACACAATTTTATACTGGCTCAATAACTCCAAAGGTTCATGCTGGATCACCCACAGAAAATAATGAAACTTACATTATTAACATTACTAACTTACAAAACACATATCAACCAAAACAAATACAAAGATTCAATTTGTATGTTAGACCAAAAAATTGGAATCCAACAATTTATACTAAAGCAAATACAATTGTACAAACAACAAGCATACAAAGTGCCTCATATAAAGTTGTAAGAACTTTAGATAATCTCACGGCAGTTAATTATGGAACTGGCTCAGATAATCACACTGTTTTATCGTACGATGTAAAAGGAAATTATTTTGATTTTGATATGAAGCTGCTTGAACCTGGATACGAATACAAATTTAAATTTGCATTTTATGATTCAAGAGCTAATTCTTGGAATGAACAACAAGAAGAATTCAAATTTAGAGTAGAAGAATAATTATATAAGGCGCCCAAGGAATAGTAAATTTAAATGAGCATCAAAAACCTGTTCACAGACTTCAGGAATAATTCACGAAATTACTCGGAATATAATACTGAAAAGGGATTTTTTAAAGACGTAGAGTCAATTGATAACGCATTGGCGTTACAAATTAAATCAAATACGTTCGTTCCACAAGTTGATTTTTCAGAGCCAAGAAATTTTATAAAATTTGGTTCTGCAGAGTTATATTACGAAGGCGCCCTTAATAAAATTGTTGACTACTATCCTTATGATGGTTCAGAAGCAGAAAAGAATAATTTTTACAATTCTCTTTTTGATGGTGAAAAATATATTCTTGACAATTTATATCCTAGATTTACTGGTTATGCATTGTTCTCACCAGAAGGATGGGGCACGCGTACTAGTATTACGGATGGTTATGGAGAACCAGTAACAAAAGAGTACATTACTTTTAAAGGTGGTCCACACTCTACATCTAACACGAATGCACTTAACACCATTACAAATAATCCAGAAAACAATAAGTATCAGTCTGCTAACATTTATGATGAAACACTTTATAAAACAGCGGGGCTGCCCAACGATTATGGCGAAGGTACAAGATTATCAAATTTAAAATCAAATTTTGATACAGGGGTAACAGTCGAGTTTTGGCTAAAAGCTACAGACTTCACTACTGTTACTAATGAAACTAACAAACAAGTTATTTTTGATTTATGGAATAGTGCCTCCAACGCTAGCGATGAATATGGCCGCTTACGAATTGAATTAAATAATGCTTCAACATCTAGATTCAGAATTACTGCCCAGTCTGGAACTTCCGCAACAGGTGTACCAGTGCAGGCAGAGATAGGTATAAAAACTGACACAGCATTTTTAGAAAACTGGCATCATTACGCATTTAGATTTTATAATAATTCAAATGATTTTGTTGTAAAAATGTATGTAGATGGCGCCATAGAAGATACAAAAACATACAGCGGCGCTGCAATAGGAGAAATAACTACATCTGAAATGATTGGTCGACTCGGCGCTCTTGTAACGGCCCCATCAGGCTCAAGTGCAGTAGCTGGCGCAGGAAAATTAAGCGGCTCTATTGATGAGTTTCGATTTTGGAAAGCTGATAGAAATCCTCGTGAGATTGGTATAAATTATTTTGCTGCCATAGGTGGCGGTACAAACACAGACATTTCAAATACTACACTTGGTCTGTATTACAAATTTAATGAGGGTAAAACTGGCAACACAGCCATTGATAGTACAGTTCTTGACTACTCTGGTAGAATAAGTAATGGTACATGGACTGGTTATGTAACAAATTCAAGAAACACAGGATCAGCTATTGTTTCAGCGTCTGCTGCAGAATATGAATATAGAGAGCCAGTTGTATATTCATCTCACCCTGATTTTATATCGTTAAAAGATGAGTTACAATTTACTGGTAGTGCTTACGATTTAAATAACAACAGTTCTTTCTTAACATATGCACCTTCCTGGGTCATAGACGAACACGAAGACACTACTAATAAAAATTTAAAAATTATATCTCATATTGTCGGTGCATATTTTGATAAAATGTATCTTTTATCAAAAGAAATGCCAAAATTTAGGCACGCAACTTATACAACAGCATCAAGCTCACCAATTCCATTTGCCTCTCATTTACCTACATCTCTTGGTATGTACGTTCCAGAACTCTTTATTGATTCTACAATTTTAGAAAAGTTTAAGAACAGAAGTGAAACTACGTTACATCAAGCAGATTTGAACAATATTAAAAATTCAATTTATTTAAATTTATATAATAATCTTACAAACATTTATAAGTCTAAAGGAACAGAAAAAGCAATCAAAAATGTAATGAGATGCTTTTATTTAGATGATCAACTGCTAAAACTTAAAACTTATAATGTAAACGCCACATATGAATTACAAAACAATTTCTCTCAAGTAATTGTTGAAAAAAATGGTGTTAATTTTAATAGACCAGAAAATGTTGGCGCTAACGTTTACCAAAGAAAGGATAGCACAAATAATGATTCCTCTGGTTACATTTCTGGCTCACTCGGAACAGCTGTAAACTCAAAAGAAAAACTTCATGGTTTTACGCTTGAAACAGATGTTTTGTTCCCGAATTATTTTACAAGATACGATAATATAAATCGTAATTTTATAACCTCATCACTTTTTGGTATTCATGGTGTAGACGAATCAGTCGCAGATAATTTAACAGGTGTTGATACAACGTTTTTAGCATCTGATGTTGCAAACTTTCAAGTGTTTGCTGTTAGAGACAGAGAGTACTCAAAAAATGTTTATTTTAAATTAACTTCATCTAATAGTCCTTACCCGATTCCAACTTTAACAAGTAGTGATTTCCCAACTGTTTATGATAATACAAGATGGAATATTTCTGTAAGAATTGAACCTAATTGGGAAGACAAAATTTATGATGAGGCACCATCATATTCGGACAAAAATTATAAAGTTATTTTCCGTGGCGTTAATGATGTTTTAGGGACAACAGTTAACCAATTTGAAATATCTGGAACAATTTCTAATTCAACTGCCGAAAGCTTTTTAGAAAAGCACAAAAGAGTTTATGTTGGTGCACAAAAAGAAAACCTTACTGGTTCACTTATAAACAAATCAGATGTAGTGATTTTGAATTGTCGTGCGTGGGCAAAAAGCATTGAAAATTCAGATTTGTTATCACACAATTATGGTAGCGAAAATTCAGGTATTAAAAATGCCAGCGAGAATATTTCTCCGCTGCACGAAGGTAAAAACTTTGACTTAACAAACTTACGTACTTTAGCGTTAGATTGGACTTTTAATAATGTCACTGGTTCTGATAGTAGTGGAAATTTTGTTGTCTCAGATGCTAGCTCAGGTTCGGCATTGATTAGAGATAATTATGGCTGGCTTGGAAAAATTTCTGGATTTCAACATAGTGGTTATGGTCACGGCTTTGGTGCTTCATCTGAATCAGTTATTGAAAAAAGAAAATTAAATTCATTTGTGACAGTTGAGCCAGAACAAGTCGTTAGCACTGATATGGTTAATATTTTGAGTGAAGATGATCAAGTAATTGGCATTGATCAAACTGTACCAAGTTATTTGTATACAATAGAGAAGAATATTTATGAAGCTGTATCTTCTGAGATGTTAACATTTTTTGCTGGCGTCCTTGATTTCAACAACTTAATAGGAACACCAGTAAATAGGTATCGAGAAAGATACAAAGACATGGAAAAATTACAAGATATATTTTTTCAAAAAGTCGGAACTGTTACAGAAGCAGAAAAATATTTTGAATATTATAAATGGTTTGATGATGCAATTACAACAATAGTAAAACAACTCTTGCCTGCCTCTGGTGATGGCTTAGATAGAGTTATGAACGTAATTGAAAGCCATGTCTTAGAAAGAAATAAATATCAAACAAGATTCCCAACAATTGAAACAAAAGATCCAACACCAGACGGTGTAATGTATGGAGTTACTGAAAAATCATATCCTTATGCAGTTGGTTTCTCATCTTTACCACAATCGCCTCGTGATACAACAATAAGAGCAAAGTATTGGAAAGATCGTGCAGAGAGAAGCGCTATTGAAATTACATCGGGCGATTCTACAATTGATTCACACAGAGAAATATATCGAAAAATTATTGTATCTAATCCACACTTAAGTAGATTTGAAGGCGTTTTATTTGGAGCAGGGTCAACATATACTCCTGATTTATATAGCAGAAGGGTTTTTATAAAAACAAGAGCATACAAAGTTAATAAAACTAAAATTTATAAAGGCGGATCAAATTTTGATAATAACAAAAATATACATTTTGCTTATTCGTCTGTTGCCCCACAAGGACCAATAAATACTGATTGTGGCACTAGGTTTGTTCCTTTAAATGTTTTGCTTGCGTTTGTGAGCGACCTAACTGCAATCAAAACCAATAATGATCCAAAACCAGAAACTGTTAAAACCAAAAGACATTTTAAAGTTTTAAGCGGTCGTGAATATGATGAAGGATTAGGTTATTACAACCTCAAATCTTCTTTAGCATTTCCATTTAGTATTTATGAAACAACAGTGACATCTGGCCACCAAGTGTTACTAAACAACAGGTTAACAGGTGCAAGCTTACAAATCACAAATTTACATAATGATGTTTACGGTAATGATTTAGAAAGACCAATACAAGGTCCGTTTACAGATGAAAATGTTGGTGGTCATCAATCTAGACATGTTAAACTTAATACTGGTACTGATAGTAATTTTACAAGACCAGAAGCATGGCGAATAGTTGTTGGAACGTGCACTGAAACAATACCATCTGGGTCTATTGGCTTGGTAGGCCCAGACTACCCAATTGATGTTTCACATGTCTGTGGGCCCGATGCGTATCCATATAAGCCATATAGAAAAGCTGTTTACTATAGGGACATGGTTGCTAAACGTCCTGTCAACATTAAGAATATTAAAATTAGACCAGGCATAAAAGCACTTGGAAATTATACTGATACGTATGAATACATACAAACTGTTGGTGCATTTGAAAATCCCAGAAGATTTGTTGACAATCAACCTAGTCTTCCTCCTGAAGCTTTTAATGAACAAGCAAAATCAGCTACTTCCATAAGAAGCTTTTTAGATATTCATAGAACAAAAAACGAGCATTCTCAAAATGTATCAGAGTATTCTACTGCGTATTTAAGCGGCTCTTCAAATAAATCTGTTATAATATCTAGATTTTCTAGTCCTGGCGGCATTGAAGTTATGTCCCGCGGCTATCAAGATTTTAAATCAAGTGAGTTTTCGGTATACAACTCTATAAGTTATCGCAATCTATCAGTGCTTCGGCCATCTCAAGGACCATCAGGTACACTTTCTACGCCAGCTGTTAATGGTGATACTACAAATATTCAAGTATTTGATATTCATGGCGAAGACTATGGCCTTTATTCGCACCTTGCACGTCACACAGGTAGATTTGGTCGAGACTCGCTCCATGTACCTGTTGATCAAACAGGAGCCACCTATGATGAGTTACCAGGATATCATAAGGTTCACAGAAATAATTTACGCAGAAATAAAATTGTATATGGCGAAGAAAGAAGAGACATTCCAGGTGGTGCGCCTACACTTTTAAATGAAAAAGCTCTTTTTTGGCAAAAACTAAACCATAGTTCTATTGATGATAATATCATGTATTTAGGTAAAACAATTGATGATGCTTCACCTAGATCGCAAAGAATTTTCGATGCAGCCTGGGCAGAAACCTATGGAGGTTCTGATAAGGCAGTTAATTATAGTTTTTCTTCATGGATTAAATTTGTTGGGCAACTTAATGTAATGCAAGCTATTTTTGATTTTGGCTATAACACAGTTTTAAATAAGCCTCTTCAAAGACTTTATATTAGACCTGATAATCGCCAGGCTCAATTTTATTTTGCATCTACAGACGGAGCGGGTGTAAGTAGTACAAGGCAATATTTACAAAGCGTCAATGATTTACCTGTAATTGATGATGGCAATTGGCATCATTTTGTATTTACTTTCTCAGGCTCACACGGCAGATTAAATACAGATGGCATTATAGTTAAACTATTTGTAGATGGAACTGAAACAATAATTAGTAACGGAACGGCCAAGCCAAATCAAGAACTTTTTCAAACTAGTTCTGATTTTGTAGGATTCAGAGGATATGCAGACACTTTTGCTAAACCTGTTGCATTTTTTGGTTCAATAAATTCAACTGGAAGCGGTGCTGCACAAAAACGCGAGTTTAATGGATTTGCGGATGAAACTTCATTATACAAGAAAACACTTTCAAGCACCGAAGTGACAACGTTATATAATTCTGGACGTCCACTAAATTTAACAGCTTCAGGTGCCCCAGCCACAGGTTCACTATTAGCTTGGTTTCGAATGGGCGATGCACCTGAAGACATTACCGCAGGCTCAGGCTCGGCTGCCGCAATAGACTCTACAAACGCAAGAGTAGCAAACGTAGCACCTGCTTTAGATAGCGGCGCAGGATCAGAAGAGCTTTCATTTGCTTATCTCACAGCAGAATCTGGAAATAATTTAGCAATAGGAACATCATCATTAAACTATCTAACTGGCAACACGGCTGCTCAATATACATATGAAATTATAACAGGATACTCAGATGACAAAGTTTATGATAACTATTATGTACAACATCAAATTCCAAGAAGTTCTAAGCAGTATGCGTGGATTACAGCATCAATAGTTGATGACAATAATTGGGTCGGTTATGCACCCAAAGATTTCTTAACAAAGGTATCAGTACTTGGTCGCACTGGAAACGAATACATACCTGTATATGACTTTTTAAGCGCAAGTGAAGCTGGTTCTGCAATACCAACATCCGCTGGAAGAAGGTTTGGTGATTTTAATTTTGCAACATCTGGATTTTTGCCGCAAGTTAGAGATTTAAACTTAAACATTAACGAACCCTTTACAGCTTCAACGAGCACATTAGGGTATGATGGCGCAGCGCTAACAAGTTATATTAATTATCCTGGAGGATTAATAGAAGTTGAACCTAGCACCGCATCCGAGCCCTTAATATTTAATAATCTTATGTTCAAGAGAGGTTATCAATATGGTTACCCATCCTGGAAACAGTTAAGACAGGCAGATAACCCAATTATTAGAAACCAAAGAGCTACCAATACCTTAACTATTGTTGATAAGGATGGCAATCCTGATAATTTGGTAACTTATGAAATGCCACCTGTTTCTAACAGAGGGATGCCAAATATTGTTAATTTTGAAGATATAAATCGAAACATTTATGTTGTAAAAGCAACTCATGAAAATGAAAATATATATTTTAACACTCTCACAATGAACAATGTTTTGTCTCCAAGTGCTTTATCGTTTGCTACACCATTTGAAAACGTTGTTAGTGTTGGTAGTTCCATAGATCATAAACTAAATTGGATTATACAAACACAACAATTGTTTCCCGCGATAAGAAATGAGTTTATAAATAGATGCTACAGTAAGCCAACCTACAATAATAGGTTTTGGAGAGACAACAGACAAGAAAGAAATGAAATTAATGCCACATTAAATACACCAGGTGCAAATGAAATAACTGGTGCACCATTAGGTGCTTATGTTTCTACAAATGCTTTAGGATATTACTGCTCACAAAGTGCATGGACATTAGATGGGCCAACTAATTTTGTTGACAGAAACACTGGTTTTGTTGATACTCAAAACAACGCAGAAGCTGTTTTTAATAGTTCATCTGCTGGGCAATTACAAAATGAATATAGCTACTATCTAAACTTGGACTTGGATGAGTACGCAGACATTTCAGAATTGTTGCTGCAAGGACAAATATACAGAACAACTGCCCCATTGTTAGCACGTCCACATGATTGTGAAATTCCAACATCAATTGTTTCTCCATACGGGGTCAGATCTCATTATGCTTATCAAAGTTCAAGTAATATTTTACCAACCGAAATGTCTAGCGCATTTAACGCATCAAACATTTTAGGAAGCGCTTCATTAGGCGGTGGAGCGGCAAACTGGGATGCTGCAGCAAATGCAGGATATTATCAAAAAAATGCAGCAGGTGAATTAGAGTTCATTTCAAGACCGTCAAAACCATGGTTTAATGACTACGACGATTATAATTTTGATTTGAAATTAATGGCAAAAGGATTTTCAGTAATTCCTGAATATAGAATTAGTGAAAACGTAACCAAATATATTCGTGACAATGAAAAAGATAACCCCTTTCAAGAGCTAGAGCTTGAAATCCCACATGTTCCTGGGGCTGATACAAAAAATGATGGCTCTTTTTATATTAGTTATTCAAACTCTGAATTTTTAAAAGATTTTCTAAAAATAAAACGAGAAAGTTTATTAAACGCTACAGAAATTAGGTTGACATGTACTGGTGCGATTAGATTTAATCCATACAAAGGTTTTTACCCTGCACAAAGAACAGTTAACTTAGTGGAACAATTTAAAGATTCGTATCAAGAAAACTTTGGTGGTATTTTTAACGGCGTTCCGTTTTCAGCAGGTACAAGCTCTGAAGGTCCTTTAGCGGGCGGCGAAGGTTTTAATCCAGCAACAGGATCTGCTATTTCAAGCATTTATAGGCCGCTAGCACAAACCATTTTTTCTCCTGGGATTCTTTACAATACTATTAAATCAGGCATGGCTGTAGATTTTCCTATCATAACATATCCAGAGAAATTTTCACGTCAAAACTTTAACGCAGATGCATATTCATCTAATCCAGCTTATGGCGCTAATGCATCATCATCAGCATGGGCAGTAACTTTTAGACCTGGCATTCCTGTTAAAGATATATTAACAAACACTTCTTCCTTCTTTGACGAAAGATTACCTTTTGAAACACTGCTTGAGCCTGTAAAGCACTTGGGTGGGAAAGCATTTTATGATATGGAAGCAAACCCAAGGACACGTTTAAGTGATAACGTTACAGCTTCTTTTACAGTCAACGTCGACGATTCAGTGTATCCACAAATGGCAAGAAACTTTTTCGGCGCTGTCCCATCGTTCTTCCTTAAAAATTCAAAATTTGCTAGTTTAAAATCAAGTGTAAAAACTGATTCGTTTGTGTTTGATGGCTCAGAAGTTTACATGATGAGGCTTAAAATGAACCGTTCAACTGAGGGCCTTAGAACATATGCACATGAAATTGATGGCTTTGGCTTAAGTTTTAGCGGTTCTGGGGTTTCAAGTTCTTTTACACCAAATGGTGGAAGACCGTTTCAACCTGCAGATGATTTTATTTCGGGAGGCTTTTTCCCTATACCACAAGATCCGCGCTATGCTAATTCGGGAACTAGTGCTACAGGTCAAGTCGGTACACCATTTAGAGAAACTTTTACAATGTATAGTAGACCGTCCGCTTTTGGTCCAAATTTAGCAGGAAGGCCATATACGGGTCAAGGCGGTAATCCTAGCACAAGTGAAGATCTTCTTAGTTCTTCAGCTACCTACAGTGGTTCAATGGATTCGTTTTCTGGATTTAACCCAGCATATACGCCTCCTTATTATAATGGCGAAGCTTGGTGCGATTTGATTTTTAGACCAAGAGCAGATAAAGAATATAAAATTGAAGATATTATTTCCGAAACACAAACAGTATTCAGAAGATTTGATCCAGGGCGAATTCCAGATGTTAATGGCCAGGAAGATGGTCGTCAAACTAGAGCACTTATATTTGAAAGACTAAACCCTAACAATGGTCCGATAGCACCATACAGTGGAAAAAGTATCAATGATGCCAGTATGCAATTAAGTGCATCTTTAAATATTTTTGGGATTGAAAAGGTTCCGTTTACTGAAACTGATCAGTTTGGTAATTTGCAATCTGAAAGGCCAGGTCAATCTGTTGGCCAACGCTGGGTAATTAGACCTAAATTCGAAACTCCAATGATGAACTTTGCTGATATTACTGGCTCTCAAATAACATATCCAAGCTCATTTGGTGGTGAACAGGTCGCCAAGGGAATATGGCATCAATTTGGAAGACTACCAAAACAAAAAGAAGGTATATTTTTGTCAATTGAGGATATTCCAAGACCTTGGCTTCGCTATCATTACGAGGTTTTAGAGTATTCGTCTTCGTATAATGCGGGTGTCCCATATTCTGGCCAGAATCCAGGCCCCACAATCGGTAATTCATTGGCACTCAATAAGAAAGTTAAATCACTAGCAGATTTAGTTGGCTTTAACAAAAGCGAAAAAATTAAATTGGGGCAACTTAAGACTAAAACAGTCGTGCGGGAGGCTATTGTAGCAATTCCATATATAATTGAAAGTACATCTCAAACTGGCAATACCCCAAGTGTGCGTTCTTCTGTAAATAAAAGGTTTATATCAATTCCAAAAGAAAGATATGATGCAGCTAAAAAAGAAGCAATTAATTCAGCAGCAGGTGACTCATTTGTGGCAGCAGGACCTAGCATTAGCAAACAGCTACAAAAAATGCAAAGATACATTTTACCACCACAGTTTGATTTTATTAATAATCCCGACTCAGCAGTTGATCCATTTGTTATGTATATATTCGAGTTTAAATATGAACTTGATCGTGACGACTTATCGTATATTTGGCAAAACTTAGCACCTAGAGATTATGAAAAAATTTCATATCAACATGAATCTGTTGCTCACGTATTAGCTGACAATGAAATATTATCTGAAAGAATTCTAGAAAATAACGAACATTTAAGATGGATGATTTTTAAAGTTAAACAAAAAGGACAAGAAGATTACTGGGATTATGTGGACGAGCAGGCTAAAGGAAGTACTAAGACGCCTAGCTATAATAACGATAACATGAACCAGTCTCAGTTTAATTTACAAGAAGGAAATGATTCTAATTATAAACTTAGACATAATTGGCCATACGACTATATGTCATTTGTTGAAATGATTAAATTAAATGTCGATATTAAATATTCAAATCCTGAGCAACAAAACCAAGAACAAACTATGGCACAACAATTTGCAAATGATAGACAACAATTTGCCCGCTCTAGTGATGCAGATAATCAAGTTCGAACACGATATGCGGATACAACTAGGCGCCGCGGCCCCAATACAGGACAAACTGGCGGCAACACAGGACAAACTGGCGGCAACACAGGACAAACTGGTGGTGGTCAAGGAACAGGAGGCCAATATTAATGGGTAAGTTTTTAGACAAAAAACAACAAGTGTATGATTTTAAGCTTACATCATACGGTAAACATATGCTGTCACAAGGCACGTTAAGACCAATATACTATGCTTTTTTTGATGATAATATTATATACGACGGCTCATATATTAATATTGTTGAAACACAAAATAACATTATTAATCGGATTAAAAATGAAACCCAATATCTCGAAGGCCAAATACTGTTTGAAGAAATAGAAAAAGTTACTGAACCAACACACGATGACACTGGTTATGAATATACGGAATCCGATGGATATTCAGATAGAGAAATAACATTTTATAATATACAAACACCAACTAAAAATATTCCAAGAAAAGATATTTTCAGATTTGAACAAATGATTGGTGATGCTTTTCTAGAAGGTGACACACAAAATATTCCTGCTTGGAAGGTGGTAACTTTACAAGGTCAAATATCAAGTTCACAAAATAACATACCTTCAGGCACACTTGGGACTAAATTTGATATACAAATTCCTCAAATTAACATAGAATTAAATTATAATTTAAAAATTGGTTCAACAAAAGAATTGGAATTTACCCGTCCTGATCTGTTTAATATTGAAAACGATTTTGCAAATTTAATAATTCTTGACGACGAGCGATATCTAAGTTTAGAGAGAGATGATTTAGTAATTTATGCCGAAGAACTAAATACTATACTTTTGAATAAAAACTTTGAAGTAGAAATTTTTGAAATTACAGGCTCACAAGAAGGATTAGAAGATATATTACATCGTAAAGATTTTGTAAAAGACTTTAAAGCTCTTAACGGTTCAAATATTACTGAAAATTATTTAAATAATTTAGATAATCCTTACGTGGAACCAACTACAAATAACGTAGAATATTATTTTAATATTCAAGCTGATCATATGGTTGATAAGCAAGCTGCCTGCAAGGGTATAGAAATTTTTAATAAAGATAGTTATTACATAGATATTGATTTTGAGTGCGAAGAAAGTGATATTGATATTTCGTACTATGATATTTATGGACCAGTGACGGAGCCTGAAATATGTCTATAAACATAAACGGAAATAAAGTAGCAAAGTTTGGTAAAAATTTACCAACTGCATATATGGATGAAATACAAGTAATGACAACAGAAGTTACTGTTATGTCTTCATGTTATTTTTTGAAACCTGAAAACACTACAGAAGATTCATTCATAGATTATGTCAGAGATACACTTTCTGAATTGTATCTTGTTAATATTTTAATACCTGATTCTGTTACACCGTACATTCCTGGAATTATAGGCGTCACTGACGATTATAGTTTAACTGAAGAGGGTGTAGAAAATTTTAATAATATTTTTAATTATGACGGCAATGGCAATGGATTAGATATAGAAAATGTATTAAAACAAGACTCAAGCAATATTTTTGAAATTATGAGATTTTGTAATCTGTCACAAGTTCGCAATGAAACAACAAGCGGGTTTCATTCTTTCAGCCATATAGATGGAACAAATCGTATTTATGTACCTAAAACGGAAACTGATTTTGACGCCTTATTTTATACATTAGCAGACGATGCTTTTGAAGGCTATGATGTATTATATGATAATTTTGGAAACGAAATTATAAGATGCAGATTAAAACAAACGTTTTCGATAGCAAATGATGATTATGACGTATATGATCCATCAGCGGAGATTTCTGGTGGAAATTATCTATACGTGGAAGCAATGTTAGATTTTGCAAAATTTCATATGTTATCGTTTACTACATCATTAGATTTAGAAACAGACTTTTACACCAATTATGCGTGTTTTGACCCTAGCTCATGTCCAGATAGAGCTTATACAAATAAAACAATGAAAGAGTTTTATACAAAACAGATTTCAGATGTTACATACGAAACCGTTTCAAATAATGGCTCCTTAGAATCAGTAGCAAGACCTGTTTTTAAATTAGTAGATTCTGGAGAAATTTACTCCCCAGGCGATATTTTACAAGCAATTGATTCTTTATACTATACTGATGAAGGTATTAAGAGAGAAGATGTTATTGATGTTTTTAATAATTTAATAAACGGCGCCGAAGCCGCCTTAAATTCTGCCGACTCATCAGTACCTATGTCTTATGATATCTCTACAGGATATCCTGGTGTTGATACATCTGAAGTATCAACACTTAGGGACGCAATTGACAATTTAAAAATAATTTTGTTCAGAAGCTCGCAAAAAATTGATTTATTGCCAAAACTAAGACTTTATGAAAAAACTTTTCCACAAATAAGCACTACAACTGCCACAGGCGCTTTTTATGAAAGATTTCAATTAGCACTGTATAATACAAATAATGCTGTTAAAAGAGGAACTCAAGTTGTCAAATCAGTTAATTTAAACAGAATTGTTGTAGATTTAATTTCTAAGACTTCATTTACATACCCAGTAGAACTTGATATATTTTCAACTGCGGCAGGTTCTCTTATGTTTCGTTTGCCAGATAAAAATAATAATTATGTGATTGCTAATGCGTCAGACGACAAACACTTACCAGCTGCATATCACTGCTTTACGGATCCAAACAAAATAGAAAAATACCCAGTTGGGGATGATTTAGCTGAATTATTGTCCACTTTTGGTATTAGTGCATCTGAGTTTTATGATTTTAATCTTTCTGCGGACTGGACTGATTCAGTTGCAGCCGCGGCTGCCTGTCGTGAGGTAATTGCCAAATATGTAGTGCAATCTGGATTCCGCGCAGAAGGCGCTACAGAAGCCGTTGGAACTTCTTTCAGAGATTCAAGAACAACAGGATGGACCAGCAGCCACGATTCATATATCGAGCAACTTGCGGCAGCATTAGCAGAAAGCTACGTTGGTGACAGGACTTTCAGAACTTACGGTTCTGTACCTTCAGGAGTAGTTGCTTTTCAACAATTAATTGATGATTTAACCAGCATTGCTGCTACAGATTTAGTATACACGGGTGATAATAAAAGTTACTGGTACCCAGCAGCAGTATTAAAGCATAAAGGTGAGATAGAAACAAATCCTTATGGTGACAATGATGAGGTTGATAGGGTTACTGTTCGTCTTGGCGGCCAGGGATTCGATGGAGTTTTAGCTAAAGAAGAAGCAGGCTCAATATATAATAAACTCGCTGATGCACTTGATGATGTTGTTACCGAGGGATCGCGTGGCAGCGCATCCACTTCCATAAAAAAAGTAGTGGTCACACTTGCTAATAAATTTTCAGAGAGAGCTTCCGAAGCATGGGAAAATTATTACAGTATCGTTGGCGAAGTTACCACTGGGAATGCCCTTGTGGATCCTGCATCTTCTGGCCCTGGAAGCACAGGCCCAGTTAGGAGATCCCAAATGTACTACGCACTAACCAATCCAAATAGTATTCTTTGTGTGTTATATTCATTGTCGATTGCTATTGAGCTTTTTATGAAATTAGAATATGCTACAAGTGCTGGTTCTGTTGCTCAAATTACTGAAACAAATGCTTATTTAGGTGGTTATTGGTGGTTTGATTATGAAAAAGCTTTAAAACAAACATCAATGGCATCGTACGCTTATAAGATTAGTAATGTTGAAAATTATTTTGGACCTGCAATTTTTAGCCATACGTACAAAGTAACAGATGCATCTGTTCGAAGATATCATCAAAAACGCAACAGCTTAAGAAAACTTTCAAAAGAATTTACACCTGCTAGTGGGCGAGTTGGTGTTACGCCATCGGATGAGAGATTAGAAAATGTAGGAAGAATACAATGTGTTTTTAATTCTGACGGCACACATGTAGTTTCTAATCATGTTGTAGCTGAAGAAACATCTTTTCTTGCTTTTGACCCAATAGTTGATTTTGATTCTATGGGAACTAGCGGGATTGGTGGTCGTTCAATGCAGTTCAATGTTACACAATATCAGCCTGAATATAATGTTGGTACCGTCACAGATCCAACAGATATTGGAGGTTTAGCAGCCTTGGAATTGGGTCGTGATATAATAGATCAAACTGGAACACAGTATACATACCTAACTAATAGAGCTTTTCAATTCCCTTCAGCAGAACTTTCTGGCTACTCAAATTCAGCAGATAGATTTTATGCTACTTCTGATGACACTGGATATAGGCTTTTTTGTTTTGAACACCAAGAAGTCGCAGGCCCATATATTGAAACTGACCTTTTAACAGAAGTTGAATTTCCATATTCATTTTTGCAACATCAAGTGATGGTCGAAGATAAAACTGGTCAAGTTGTTGCTGCAATAGTAAAACGATTTATGGATTACTATAATGAAAATTTTAAAAGATATGTTGATGCTGCTATTGAAGATTGTAACTATAATTCATATGATCAAAAATTTAATGAATTTTTTATTACTAAAATTATAGCTGATTATGAGGATGACCCAACATCTGCTCCATGGTTTCAAATGTGTATTTTATATCACATGCAAATTGATATGATTTTTGACGTATACGGTGGAAACACTGCTTTGATGTTTGACGAAGCACTGCGCGAAAGTGAAAAAATAGCCCCCACAAATGGAACATTAACAGGCCTTTTAGCTTTTGATGCTAAAGTAAGAGATTTGATAGAAACGCAATTTCCAGGTTCCAGTTTTGGCGGGATTGATTCTGGCACGTCAATTATGCAAAGAATGGTTTTGGGTGGATTTTCTGAGTTTACTAATATTAGCGAGTTAGCAGGCCGTGTTGAAACTCGTAGATTTCACAATGGTAATGGAGATGGCTCAGAAACAACATTGCAGTGTGAAATGTTTAATCAAATACCAGAACCAATTAATTTTGTTAATACAATTTCAGATGGCATGCCAGAAGGCTTGGATATAATGAGTGATTGTGTAAGTCAAATTTGGAAATTTTCAAGATATCTTGTGTCTTACTATTGTGTTGAAGGTCACATACCAGACTATACATATTCTAGCGCAGCAGGGATCGTGATCTTCGATGGTTCTTTACATCGACAATATTTTGCTATGTACAATTATAATAGTGGCGCATTACGCACAATGCTTGATTCGATTAGTTCGGGAGCTGATGACTATGGGGGCCTTAGTTATAGCGATGTGAGTTCATATTTATCTGGATATTATGATGCAACGTTTTACAGTGCCATTATTATGGGTGATGGTTATCATGATTCATATAATAAAATTCTTGGCACAACAGTAGCCAAATATATAGTTGAGAGAGTTATACATCACATTGAAGTTGAGGCTATTGTTTACGATGCTTTTCTTTCGACGTCTGAACAAATTGATATGATTCACAAACATTCATTAATGACAGTTCAACAAGCCACTGTCTCATCAGATTTAATGGCTGAATCACCTGGCAGATACAGCCCAGAAGGAATAGCACTTGAATACATAATATCAGTTAAAAGAAAAGTACAACAAGATTTTGGCAATATCATTTTGAAACGTTACGAAACCGCATCTGAAAGAAGCGGGATGACAGTGATTAATAAAATTAGGGATGTAAATGCCATTGATGCAACGCGTGAGTACTCCGCGGTCTCAGCCGATCTTATCGATGCAGGTGTAAAAGATTCTGGCGACCTTTATTTAGATTATAGAACATTGTGTGATAATTTAGTTGGAGTTGTATTAGCTACATATTGTATAATGGCAAAAAGAACGCAAAACTATGTTAGTTATGGTAATAATTCGACGGGATTTACATTTGCAGAGATTTCAACTTTCACCCTTGATGATGGGTTATCCCTTAAGCAGCACATTTTCGAAGATATAGTACAAAATAGAAATTCTTTTATACAAAATGTTGACGAATATGGGTTTACCACCGTCGGTGGCTTGCCAAGTAACATGGCTAAAGTTGCAGATATCTATCCCCAAAGGTTGAAAATGTTTACTGGTGTTTATGAATTTGCTAGTGGTGCAGCTACTATTCAACAGGGAACTGATGTTCTTGATTTAGCAACAGACCCTGATATAACCAGCACTGGCACTACCCTTACCGACATCGTTTCATAATTGCTATAACAAATTTTTTTACTATCTAATTACATATATAAAAGGAAACATATTATGGGTAGAATTTCATTCACACCTGGAGTACACAAAAGAACTACAAAAAGAATTCCAGCTGGAGGTTTAGGTACAAGCAAATCTAGAGCTTTTTTAAATTCTTTATCAAATTTGAATATTTCTGGCTACATTATTAATTCACCTACAAGGACTTCAGCGAATATTAGAACTCTTACACTACAAGCCCGAGAAATGCAAATTATACTACCTTCAAATATGCCATCTAACAATGCAATGGCAACTGAAATTTTGTCTTTAATGGGTTGCTCGCTAATAAATGATGATGTTTTAAAAAACCCACACTACAGTTTAGTTAATGATCAAACTGATACTGAAGTTGTTGATAATCCTAACAAATTTGACGCTAATTTTTTTAAAAACTTAAAAAACGAAACAATACAAATCAATAATGTTTTTAAAAATACTGAAGACTCAATTTTCAATTTAGACCCTGAAATACCACTGGATAATCAAAAAATTAACCAACAAATTAAAGCTGTTAAAAATTACACTAATTGCACCAACGTTGTTAGTAAAATTATAAGTTTAAATTTTGTTGTTCCTGGTGTACCAACAATAAGAGCATTTAAAGGAATTTAAGTTAAATGGAACCATCTGATAAAATTATAAAATTTTTAACGGGTCTTAGTACATCAAGCACATTTGATGACCACGGGTTTGTTGTTGCTGATGATATGCAATTTGATTATACTGCTGGGTTAGATTCAACCGATATTTTAGATGCTGAATTTTCGTATGAACGTGCTGATGTGAGTATTGACCAACTAACTGTGGGTATTGGTAAAACAACCTTTACGCTTGATTCAGATATATCTTTTGGAGATGGAGACTATTCAGATAGACACGGTGCTACAGTCCCATTGTATTTCGATGAGGGTCCTGACATTAGTATTAGTTCGGCCACGTCTTATACTGGCCCCGCTACTTCAGGTATGGGAAAAAGTTCTAATATCGATTATGATGATAGAGAAAAAAAAGCACTGCAATATAAATTTGGTGGTTTAGAATATTCAAGTATACCAACTACACCAACGGGAGTGTCACATTTAGATCATGTTATTGATACAAAAATAAAAACTTATACAAGCGATTTAGCTATGACTATCACCACAAGAGAAAATATCCCAAATGTAATTAGAGTTGATAAAGATTTGGGAACTTTTGAAACTCTGCAAGATGAAACGTCAACCACTGGAACCACAAACCTTAATATTGATACAACACTCACAACAACTATTACCAGCACTACTTATTAAACATGTCAACTTCAGATTTTACAAAAAATATAAAAGTATTTAAATTGGATAAAAACTTTTTTACTGGTTCTGCTGATACTTTTAGAAGATTGGTAGGAGGCACTTATCGTTCTAGCTTCGATCCAGGGATTACTATTGGCGATGAACCTCCATCAATAGGAACATATTTAAGGGTCAAAAAAGTTGATACAGCTCATGCTGGAAAATTAAATGATGTTGATGCCTATGAACTTACCACGCCATATAAAGTAAAATATATACAATTAAACGCTGATATGATAACCACTTCTTCAACTGGTCCTATTAAAAGATATCGATACCCTGTTAGAATTATTGGTAAAGATAGCGAAATAAAAAATAGTGATGAATGGAAAAGTATTATTTTAGGAGGTCAGTACGGTCCTGAACAATATGAAAAAATTTTTACTGATGGAGTATATGATACGTATGGCCACAAATATGATACATATTACTATCAATTAGAAAAGAATAAAATAGAATTAGCGGCTGAAAATGCGGGCATATCCAAGCCAGACTTAAACAGTTACGATATAGGCTATAAATACAACAGCTATTTACGTACTTATCAAGAGCACATTGCCAATTTAGAGGAAAAACAATTACCAAATATATATTTTAATGAAGTGTATGCACTTTCAACAGATGGTGACGAAACTGAATTTGCCGAAAATGTAAGACCAGAACTTGAGGCGTTTGTTTCTAGAGAAAATGTGGACACGTTTATAAAAAATCCACATGCTCCAAAAGATGAACAACTCACTAAATCGCCACCACCATATATTTTATCAATTAAAATTGGCGCTACTGATAGAACTGGTGACGGCAATCACAAAGATAGAGCACTATATTTAAGAAATTATTTGAAAAACTCATTTGTAAAAAATGATGTAAGTGAAGCTACTTCTGATTATATTGAAGATAAAACAAAAAATTTGTACTTTACAGGACTTGCTTTGAGAGATGTAATAGCCGAATTCCAAGAAGAATCTGAAGATGACCCAAGAATTATTCGTTATCCAATGTACGGTAGAATTAGTTTTCCTGTTCACCCAACATCTGCTACAAGCGCAGCAGATTCTACAAAAGACAGTTACACAAAAATAATTTCTGATAATAATTTACAAGAAGAAGTACTGTCATACTTGAGAGGTTCTTTTGTGGGTGGCTCAATGGGAGGTCAGACTCAAACTATTGAATTTGTTAATCAAAGCGAATTTTATGAAACAGATTCTGAACTCAGCACAATTACACAAATTACACAATCATTTGAACAAAACTCAAATTCAGTGGATTTTTTTGGAATGCTATTTGATATTATGAAAAATAATACTGTACAAGAAGAATTTGACGAGTTTGTGATAAATTCTAATATGAATGAAATAAATTTTTCTAGAAACCCTGTGGCTGCATATAGATATAACAAAACACAAAACGCACTTAGGGCATTAGAAAAATCTGTTTCAAATATTAATAGTTTTTTTGATTTAAAATATAACTTTAACACATCCACTGTTGCAGAAGCTACAAATTTTGTAAGAATAACTGATCAAATTTTTGATGATACTTTAACCACAGAACCAGAAGTAATAGCGTATAGAATTGAAAAAGTGGGAGGTCCACCTGTAGGCGAATCAGTTACAGCGCGCCGAAAAATACAAGATATTTATCTTTTTAATAATTATGAAAATGGCCTATCAAAAGATGGTGATGTGTTTACATATTATGATACTCAAGTAAAATATGGTGAAGAATATACTTATTCTTTGTATGCATACATGGTTGTCCCTGGTATTAAACAAAAATATTCTAATTTACGAATAGGTAAATTAATTGGAAGAACAAATTTGGTAGGTAGTGATGAAATTATAACATCTCTTACAGTAGATGCTGCTGTTCCAGGTAGTCCAGAGATTTATTGTGTTCAGTTTACTGATCCTGAAAGTGGCGAACCAACAAGTCAACTGATGGACACACAAACTAATATACTTGCCTCTTTAGAAAGTCCAGTTGTTTATCCATTTGTAGAATCAGGTGTATATACCAATGCTGGTGTAGCATTTATAGATTGGGTATATGACTTAACAGGGCACAATTTATTAGAAGGAGCAGGCCGTACCGCCGCTTATGCAGCTTTAAATACTCTATTCTCAGAAGAATATGGAACTATTGAGAGCAGCGTTATGACAGACGATAGAGCACTAATGAATTTATATAAAGATTGGGCAAAAATAAATGAAACTTATTCTATTAGAAGTGGAATTTGGGCTTCTTGGGCATCCACTGGTTCACCACCCGTAGGAACAACCTATGATTTGGTTGACAAATCATTGATAAGTCAATATGTAACAAATGCAACAATCAAAGCAGCAAATAAATATTTAGCCGATTTTCATTACGAAGTTGAACCAGGATTAAAAATAATACAAGTACCACTGAGCACACATTCATTTAAAGTTTTAGATCATCCACCTGTTGCTTGCGATGTTAGTCCTTATCAAAGAAAAGATAACTCAAACATTATAGGGTTTTATATTAACCAAGAGTCACCTTCATTGAATTCAGAATCACAAAAAAAATTTCAAGATGTAAACAGTAAATATGGGTTATATCCAACACCAATTACACCAGCTGAGGAATTGAATAAATCAAATTATTTATCTTCAAATAGCATGCTTGAGCAGCAAATGATTTATGATTACTCAATATCTCCAATAACAACAGTAAACGTTTATAGAATAGATTATAAACCACAAACTTTAAAAGATTTTGATAATAATCTAGTTTTTCAAAAACAATTAAGTGTAGAATATGATTATGATTACAATTATACAAACTGTTTCTATGAAGAAGCTGTAAAAACAAATAAAAAATATTATTACTTGTTTAAGTTTGTTAATGCAAATGGTGTAACAGGTTATGTATCTCCTATACAAGTTGCTGAACTGGTTGATGATGGTGGCTACAAGTATGCTGTTTTTGACACAATGTTTGAAACAGATTTAGTGCAATATAATCCAAAACAAATATCAATTGATTTCAAAAAATTAATTCAAATTACACCCAATCCTAGACATACTGAAATCCCAGGCCAATCAGGCACAACAGGCATAGATATTGAACGATTATACGACGATGCCCAAATTCCAGTAGGCACTGCAAAGGAATTAATATGGGGTAAAAAGTTTAAATTTAGGTTAACATCTAAAAAAACAGGTAAAAAAATTGATTTAAATATTAAATATAATTTAGGAAACGAATCAACAAGAGAAACTTAATAAGTATATTTTAGGGTAAAACAATATGGCATTTCAAGATAGCGCAGGCGGGATTATAATTGACGCAGCTTTAACTGATCTAGGTAGAAAATACATGGCTCAAGGAAAATTTAAAGTTGTCAAGTTTGCCCTTGGTGACGACGAAATTAATTATGAATTTGTAACAAAAGCTTCGGGCACAAGTAGTGCTACAATTGATGATTCATTATTGCCGCCTGTTTTGGAAGCATTTGGTTCGCAGGAAGCTAATATAACACACGGACTTTTAAATTTGAGAAGACCAGATATTTTATACATACCAATATTAAAAACTAATGACAAGGTAGATTCGTCAGTAAAACAACATAGCGATGGATATTATTATTTGTCCGTAAACAAGACTACGACAAGAAAATTAAAGGAAGACTTACAGGATTCAAATAAAATTCTTAATCAAGCCAACTATGAACAAAATAAAATTTTAATAGAATCAGGAATTGAAATACCCTCAGAGTTTGTAGCGGCAGAACTTGTGCCCACTGTAGAAAACAAAAATACTTATATTTTAAATTTAGGGTTATATGACAAATATGTTTTGGCGTATGCTGATTCAAAACTAATTAAAAATTTATTAGTGTCTCCATCAAATTCAATTTTTAAAAACGACGCAAATAATAATTTAAAACAAAATTTTGGCCCACTACAAAAAGCTATTAAAATATCATTACCTAAGATAGACGACACTTATGAAGTGTATAAAATAACTATGACCGACAATAAAATATATCAGTACTCCAGTGCTGCTCACAGTGAAAAATATTCTGCATTTGATGGCCCTCGTGCTTCAATAGCTGGTTTAAATTTTGAGCTAATACCTGAATTGTTAAACGAACCAACTGGTGATGGAAATCATAGGTATTCTTTTTTAGGTAATACAAGTAATGACTTGTTTGGTAGTGGTAATTTATACGATTTTATTGATACAACTATTTACATACAAGGACTTTCAACAAATTATAGACTTTCGATACCACTTAGGATTGTAAGATATGTTGAAGGGTAATTATATTTTATGGTGTCGACAAACAAAAAACAAACTATTTATGAAAGAGAGAGGAAATTAAATGGCTTTTTTAGATAACTCTGGCGACATAATACTTGATGCAGTTTTGACAGAAGTAGGCCGCCGTAGAATGGCAAACGGTAATTTTAATATCGTTAAATTTGCTTTAGGTGATGACGAGATTGATTACAGGCTATACAACAAGGAACATGCATCAGGATCTGCATATTACGATTTAGAAATTTTACAAACACCAGTTTTTGAAGCTGTTACCGCTCAAAACTCTGCCATCAATTATGGTCTTTTATCAATCACAAGACGCGACCTTTTATATATGCCAGATATTAGATTAAATACAAAAATTACACATTGTGTTACGCCAAGAGATGGAGTTTTAACATTTGCTGTTAACGCTGAAACAGCTACAAAATTACTCACTTCTTTAGGTGGCGGTACCGCAAGCAAATTTATTGGCAAAGCAAATGCTCTTTCTACTGGCGATGATGCAAAAGTTATTTACCTTGAAACTGGTCTTGATACAACTGAGTTAGCAGCTAATTCTACAAATAGAAATACATATTTAGTTGGAAATGATTTAATCGACACTACTATGACTGTGCAAGCGGACAACAGATTTTTTAACGGTATGCACATTGATCGTAGAACTTTTTCTGCAGGTGCAACATCAACTGAATCTACAATTCCTGCATTTAATTCAGAAACAACAGTGCCAGCAGGTGGTGTATCTGCTGGGCTTGTTAACTATAGCAACTATATGATTACAACTGCTCAAAATCTATTATATGCACCAACGGTTGATCGTATAGATCATTCAATAATCAGTGGCCCCCGAGGTGTTTTTGCGTGCTTTAATGTTAACATTATTGATTCACTAAGAAGCATATCGACAGCAACAAGGCCAGAAGAATACAATAGAAGTGGTAAAGTATCACAAAATGTTTATGGTGACGGCGTTTTGTATGATTATATTGATACCACTATAAATGTAATTGGAAACAATTCTACTGTAGTAACTCAATTACCAATAAGACTTATTAGATATGCCAGCGGCTAAAATTGGAGAAAATAAATGCCCGTAAAAAATTATGAAAATTTAGACATTAATTCAGACATCACAACAACAAGAACGCTTTTGCACGAAGTAATTCCTTTGACTGGAACCATTGTTAGTGGAACGTATGGAACTTTTCCGAATGATGAAAATATAAAGAATTATTCTCACGGAATGTTTCAGTCTGTTTATGACTACCCATATTTAAGCTCATCGGCCAACCATATTTTTGATTTAACAATTGGGTTTGATGAAACAAGCACACTTTCAGGTTCTAGCACTACGCAAAACTCTAAAAAAATCAATCTTTATAATCAGTTTGCTCAAACACTATTAGGGTACACGGGCTCAACTACCGATGGTGTTAGAAAATTTGAAAATGATTTAACGTTAGACTCAACTGGCTCTATGTTAAATTGTTTCTTCATAAATTTTTCAAGATTATTAACAAAAGATCAAATCAAAAAAGGATCGTTTAGTATTACACTAGGTACAGGCTCACACGCTGCCCCATTTGCAGGTACTAGAACACTTTTTGATATTTCCTCATCCGCAACTGCTGGTACTACTAACACAGTTGGTGGAGATTATGGAGAATTAATTCTGTCTAGCAGTACGGGAGGCCACACAGTATCCCACGGAGTTATATTCTATCAAGCAGGAATCGCGGTTCTTAGCTCATCAGTTTTTGGTGGTGTATCTGATTTTCAAAGTGGTTCAGTATATGGCTTATCTGCTACTGATTCTGATAGAACTGCGTTGCAAACTTTAGCGTCATCATCAATAAGCGGCGCATGTGATGCATTTAGGCACAGAATTCAAAACTTATCATTCAACAATACAACTGAAATCAACTCTAAGATTTATTTCTGTCGTGTGCCACACAATAAGTATAATTATAGCTCCAATCCAACATACCTAAGTGGTTCAAAAATTGTTGTAAAAGAAGTAGCAACTGATCCACCTGTTTCATATATTACAACAGTTGGCCTTTACAGTGCGGCTAATGAATTATTGGCAACTGCAAAACTATCAGAACCACTCAAGAAAGATCCAAGCAACGAATTGATACTCCGTGTTAGACTAGATTATTAGTATTGTGCTAATTAATACTGGAGATAGTGTATGTCTTTTAGGAAATTTGGAAAAAATGATTTCTTTACAAATACTGTAAGATCTTTTCCAAAAGTAAGCTTTTATGTGCATGAAGGAAAAGTTTACTATAACAATGTGCCAGAGCAAGACGGTGTTCGTAATGTAGCTGGTAACGTAAATATTCCACAAGTGCCACCAGATGCTGCAGAGTTTAATAAAGGCGCCACGGTAACAAACACTAATACTTTTAAAAATGTAAGAAACATAGGTTCAGGTCATGTAAGTTTATATGAATATAACATTGATAGACCGTACTTACAAACTGATAGAATAGTTGGTAGCTTTACAGGCTTAAATGCTGAAAAAGACGGCGACTTTGTAAACGTCACAACTTATTCAAATAGAAAAGATTTTTATGATTCTTTAGGTACTCCCATTGATTTTGTTCAAGATTTGGGTATCATCTATCCATACATTACTAAAAACGGTGCCCGCTCATCATGGAAAACAGTAACTAGTGTTGATTACTCAACGGCGTTTAAATATGGCGATGTTTTAACTGCCGTTTATCCGTTATCAGCCAGTGTATCTCGTGAATATATTACTCACCCATCGGCGTCTGATGGTAGGTATAATGCTCATTACGTAGCATTAAGAAATCGATTAAATTACTATGGATATAGAAGTAGAGCACATGTAGTTTCGTCTTCGCTTGGAAATAAAAATGAACAAACTTTAAATTTAATTTCTATTCCATCAATATTTTACGGCACAAAAATTAATCCTGGTTCAATTTCCTTAAGATTTTACATTAGTGGCTCAATGGTGGGTGAACTAAAAGACTATAAACAAAATGGAGAGTTGGTGCAAGTTGGACCACCAGGCTCTACAGGCACAGGCTCAGTTGCTGGAGTAGCATTGTACGATGAAGGCATTGTCTTGTTGACTGGTAGCTGGTCTCTCAATACTCAAGACTTTGGTTTTATAGGTGATTCTACAACTTCTGATAAGCCAAGATGGATTTATTATGGTGCGGGTATGCATGATAGCACAGGGTCAACTAATACAGTTTCTACATTTAGGAGCGCTTCATTTGATATGTCTTTTGACGGACACACTGAGACTCAAGTTATGACTATGTTTGCTCATGCAAATCGTGGTCAGGCAAATTATTCAAACAATCCAACATATATTCAGAAAGGTCAACAAAGAATTGAGCACACATCTTCACATGTATATGAGCAAAAAAATGACATTTTAATAAAAAATATAGTTAGCTCAAGCTATTCAGATTATGCAGCACCATTTAAAAGACAAGTGTTTATATCTAGAATAGGAGTGTATGACCAGTATAAAAACTTAATTGGCTTAGCAACCCTATCGAGACCAATATTAAAAAACGATACTGATGATATTTCGTTTAAAATTAAGATAGACATATAGTATAATAACATTATGATTTTAGGAATTGATATTAGCACCAGCATAACTGGTTTTGCGGTTGTTGCTGAAGGGCAACTTGTTTATTATGACTCAATTGATTTAAGAAAATATAAAAATATATTTGACAAAACAATTGCAATAAAAGAAAAATTACTTGATTTATACGAGATGTATCAATGTAATAATGATGAAGGAGCTATGAGAATAGGTAATTCTCAGTTCCCAATAAAACATATTTATATAGAACAATCATTACACATGTTCATGGGTGGAAAATCGTCAGCAAAAACATTGTCTACTCTAACAAGATTTAATGGTATAGTATCATGGCTTGTATTTGAATTATTTGAAATACGCCCAGAGTTTATTGGCGCTACATCTGCACGTAAACAGGCAGGAATTAAGGTACCTAGAGGACAAAAAGCCAAGCAGGTAGTATTAGAACATTTGCTAAAAACAGAACCAGCATTTAAAATAGAATATACCAAGCATGGAAATCCAAAACCAGAATCGTTTGACAGGGCTGATGCAATAGTAATTGCAAAAGCTGGGTGGCAATTAGAGCAAAATAATCAAGAAAAAGCTTGACATTATTTAAAAAAAGGTTATATTTATAGAGCGAGCAGAGTACTGCACCTGTTCGTCATTTTATGCTAAACAGATAAAAGGAGAAATAAAATGCCAAATTTAATTCGTAGAAACGCGCTTCCTGCGCGCAACATGTCAAAGCGAGAGTTCTTGACTCCATTTGATGAGATCTTTAACAATTTAATGGGAGACATGTTCCCATCAATCCATCAAGAATTTGGAGATAATTTTTTTGCACAAGGATCATATCCAAAGTGCAATGTGTTGAATTTTGATGATCGCGTCGAGATTGAAGCCGCAATTCCTGGGCTGACAAAAGATGACGTGACCGTAGAAGTTGTGGACGGCGTACTGACGATTAAAGCCGAGAGCAACCAGCGCGCAGATGTAGAAGATTCACAATATGTAAAACGTGAAGTAAAGCGCTCCGCATTTGCCCGCTCATTTCGACTTGGGGAGAATCTGGTCGAAGACTACATTAGTGGAGCGTTTGAAAATGGAATTTTAACTATTACACTTCCGAAGGTACAACCAACGAACACGGTGCCCGAAGTGCGCAAGATTGAAATTCAATGATACACAGGCCCCCCGAAAGGGGGGCATTTTTTACTTGACAAGTAGAAAACAAAATGATATATTATTAAAGTCATATACAAGGAGATAACATGACAACTACCAACGGTCAAAAAGTGAGTGTCCACTACAGAGGCACATTAGAGGATGGCACAGAGTTTGATAATTCAAGGGTCCGAGGACAGACACTTGACTTTACTTTAGGGTCTGGTAACATGATTGAAGGTTTTAATAACGCGATTGTTGGCATGACCGTTGGAGAATCTAAAACATTTACTCTTGAAGCAAATCAAGCGTATGGCCCTCGTAATGAAGAAGCAGTTCAAAATGTTCCTCGTAGTTCATTTGAGCCTGGGTTTGAATTTGTAGTTGGTGAAATTATCAGAGGACAAACACCTGATGGTCCATTTGTTGCTAAAATTTTATCTACGCAAGATGACACCATTACTCTTGATTTTAATCACCCACTCGCAGGAGAAAATTTAACTTTCGAAGTTGAATTGATGGAAGCGCATCCAGTAATGGCTAATTGGACACCAAAAATGAAAAAAGCCGAATTGCTTGAGATTGCAAAGTCCCAAGGACTAAACGTAAATACACGCTCTACTAAAGCGCAAATTATCGAAGCACTTTCTGCATAAAAAATCCCCGCTTCGGCGGGGTTTTTACTTGACAAACACTTCTTGTTGTTATAATATGAGGGCTCATGAACAAGAAAGAAGCAAAAAAAATATTACATGAAACTTTTGGCACATATCATGACAAGGGTAACGAACTTCTTTTTAGGTGTCCTTCGTGCGGCCACAGAAAACATAAGTTCTCTGTTAATCTCAATAAAAATGTTTATAAGTGTTGGATTTGTGATTATCGGGGTCGTAATATTAGGCGCGCTATTAGGCGTTTTGGTTCGTTTACACAACTACAAGCATGGGACTCAATTACGAACAGGTCCGATCTTGAAAGATTTGCTGATTTATTTGCTGAATCACAGCATACAGAAGACTCGCCAAGACTTGAACTACCCGAAGAATTTGTAA